TAGGTGGACTCCTTTTGTATCCCTAAGGTTAGTTTGGATGATCCCCTTAGTATTCCTACGGGATACTGAGGGTGTCTAAGGGATACCCTAGGTATCCTGAGGGATCCCCTTGGGGATCTTGGGGGGTACCGAAGTAATGAAGGTACCCTGTATATCAAGGGACTTACCCGTGTATCCCCTAGATAAACTTCTGTGAAACCCTTATATCTTTTAAGTACCTTATAGGAACAATACATATAATCTTTTAAGTACCTTATAGGAACACTAGTGAGTAGCTAGGGTAGTACCAGATACTGGACACGGTAAGGTACTACCTTAAGAGATACGAGGGGGTCTCTGAGTAGCTACATCACTGTACTTGTATCTAATATATATAGATATAACAGTCAGACACCCCCCTCAAGAGTAGTAAGTTAAGTACTTATAGGTTCTTAAGGATACCTAAGGTTAACTACTACTGCTATACCTTCTTATATACTAGGGAGTTCCTTAGGGATACTATAGGTACTATAGGTCCCTTAGTAGTACTATGAGGTAACTACTCTTTTATTTATTTTGTATTGCTTACAAACCCCTCATGGCAGGGGTTACCTAAACGTAGTCTTGGAGGACTCCCTTTGGAAACTAAAATAACCAATAGACAGAAGCTGGCTTTAGCAATAGAAATTCAGAAGCGTAAGGATCTCGTAAGATACGAGGGGTCCTTCCAAGACTTCGCTAAAGAACAGATCCGTATATTACCAAAAGATGCAGGTAGGGGTTTTATACCCTTAGAGTTTAATGCAGCTCAACAGATTGTAGATGATGCAATAGAAAAACAATTAAAAGAAACAGGTAAGGTACGCGCTATTATACTTAAGGCAAGGCAGATGGGTTTATCAACTTACTCTTGTGGACGTGTATACTGGAAGTCGTACCTTACACCGTTTAACAAATCAGTTGTTATGGCACATGACTCAGCAACGTCTGATGCACTCTTCTCCATGTCACGTAATATTATACAAAACATGAAGCCAGAGTTTAAACCTGTGCTAAAGAAGTCTAACTCTAAGGAGATTGGGTTTGAACACAATGACTCAGGGTATCGTTTGTACACAGCAGGTTCCCCTGAGGCAGGTCGTGGAACCACACCAACTATTGCTCACTTATCTGAAGTTGCTTTTTGGACTCATGATGCAAAGATTCTTGCTGGTTTATTCCAAGGTATCTCACAAGCTGACGGTACGGAAGTAATCCTGGAGTCCACAGCCAATGGCGTGGGTAATGAGTTTCATAGATTGTGGAAGGGTGCTGTAGCTGGAGAGAATGAATATATCCCCATATTTGTTCCGTGGTTTTTAATGCCTGAGTACAGACGATTTGTATTAGAGCCTGAGGTATTCTCAGATACTATTACAGAATCAGAGGAAGAGTTACAAACACTACATGGATTAGATATTGAACAGTTGTACTGGAGGCGTCTTAAGATAGCCGAAGGGGGTATGGATAAGTTTAAACAAGAGTACCCATCTACAGCCAATGAAGCATTTATAGTTTCAGGATCTAACGTATTTGACACGGGTAAGCTATTAAACACGCAACCAGAGATTTGTGTTAAAAGACAAAACTTCAGTATTGAATCATGTACGTTTGACGATCACAGGGAGGGACACCTTGAGATCTTTAAGTACCCTAAGTTTGACAGTAACTTTATAATAGGTGCTGACTGTGCTTTAGGGGTTGGACAAGACTACTCAGCAGCAGTAGTCCTTAATGCAGACAGAGAAGTCTGTGCTGTTTATCGGAATAATAAAATCGATCCCACTCAATACGGAGATCTTTTATTCTATTTAGGTAGATACTACAACAACTCCCTGCTTGCAGTGGAATCTAATTCCTTAGGTATAGCAACACTAAACCGATTAAAACAAATGGATTACGTGAACTTATACCATCAAACTAAAGTAGCTAATGTATCTAATGAGGAAGGTACTCGTCTGGGTTGGAGGACTACCCAAGCTACTAAGCCAATGATCATAGGGCATCTTAAGAACGCAATAGAGAATGATGATATTTCTCTTGCCTCCCCCATTATCATACAAGAGTGTATGAACTATGTGGCTGATGCCAGTGGTAAAACAAATGCTATCTCAGGTTGTCATGATGACACAGTAATAGCAACGGCAATAGCCTTAGAGGTACTCCGTACTCACGGAGGTAGGTTATCAACGACAAAAGTTTCTTTTAGGAACCAATCGTTTATAACTGATGATACCCAGTGGCTTTAAAAGTTTCCCATAGTCCTCCACTATGAAAGACGTTTGTTATGGTTTCTTCGCGTATCGGGAAAGATAAGTAATGAAACCACCTAATTTTAATAGATTGATTTGTAGGGTGTTTACCCACATAAAAGAGGTGTCATAGATGGCAAGTAATAATGAAGATGGATACAAAGTTGCAGTATCCGATGAGGACCTAACAACACTCCTCGACTACAAGTTAGCACAGGCTAGTGCTAGTTTCCTAGATACCTCAGAGCTATCTGATGAACGTCAGAAGTCAACCTATGAATACGCGATGATACCCCAAGGCCACTTAAAGCCACAAGGCGTATCTCGTATTGTGTCCTCAGACACAGTTGAAGCAATTGAAGGTTACACTGCAATACTCTCAGAGCTATTGTTTGATAACAATAAATTAGCAAAGTTTAAGTCTTATGATCGTACTCCACTGGCATACCATAAAGCTACTGCAGCATCAGAGCTGTTAAACCACTGTTTGTTTACTAAGAACCGTGGTTGGTCAGTTCTTAACACATGGCTTAAGTCAGCACTTATGTGGAAGCTAGCTGCAGTTACATGGACATATGCATCAGAAGAAACTATTTCTTTTGAAGAGTACGAAACAATTGCTAGCACTGCACTAGATGTGCAACTATCAGACCCAGAGATCACTACAACAGGTGATATCTATTTAGATGAACAATCAGGTAACTACCTTGATGTACGACTTAAGCGTACAAAAGTTACCAACAAAGTTGTTGTATCACCAGTACCACCTGAGACCCTAAGAGTCGGAAGAGGCGCCACAGGTATACATGATGCATCCTTTGTAGGTTTTGAAGAAGAGATGACAAGATCCGAAATCAGAGAACGTTGGCCTGACAAAGCTGAAGGTGTTGATTGGTCTACTGTAGAAAGTAATACGCATTACGCGTCCGAGCTTAATACAGATTCCCTTGCACGTAAGCAAGCTATCGGTACAACCTTGTTATTAGGTTCAGGTGATGACAATCAACTAGAAGCCACAGAGTCTGCTGTAGTACTCCGCTGTTGGGTATATGTAGATCGTGACGGTGATGGTATCGCTGAACTAAAGTATATTGTTCGTGTAGGCGACACTATACTAGAAGAAGAAGACGCAGATCATATTCAAGTAGCAGCCTTTACACCGTTTGAAATACCATTCGAACTTGAAGGTTTATCTATGTCAGATATGGTTAGACCTTCTACATTGGCATCTACAGCTATTTTACGTGGCTTTGTTGAGAATACATACTTGACAAACTATGCACCTAAGATTGCAGACCCCAATGTAGTCGACTTCTCTGCTTTACAAAACATGAAGCCTAAGCAGATTATTGCCTCTAATGGTAACCCACAGGGTGCAGTTGCATCTTTACCACCAGAGCAAATATCAACAGGAACTGTCCCATTACTTCAGTTCTTGCAAGGTCACAAGGAACAAGCCACGGGTCTGTCTAAGGCAGCCCAAGGACTTAACGATGCTTTATACGTGTCTGGTAATTCAGAAGCTAAGGTGTCACAAGTGCAGTCAGCTGCACAAATACGCATACAATTTATTGCTCGTAGATTCATGGAAACTGGCGGTCGGGAACTCCTTGAAGGTATCTACCGTACAATGCAAAAAGAAATGCGTGGTGGGTCTGTAGGGGCATATACAGGAAATGCAAGGTATCTCGATGTGTTAATAAATGATTTACCCGGAATTGAATTTATGTCTGTGGAAGCAGATGTTGGCGATGCCAGCAATCAGACCCAGTTACAGAAGTTACAAATGATAGGCCAACAAATCCTGCCAGCCCTTCGGGACGCTGGTGCAGGTGCTGTTGTAGCACCAACTGCAGCTTCAACTATTGCAGTACAAGCGTTTGATGCTTTAGGTTTAGACCCTCTTGATTATCTTATTGATATCAACACAGATGAGTTTAAAAAGAAAGCAGAAGAAGGTCAAAAGAAAGATCAAGAAGCTCAGGCGAAAGCTACAGAGCTTAAAGAGTTGACAGCGAAGTTAGAAGTAGATTTACAACAAGCTAACATTGACTTCACAAACGTACAAGCCCAGAACGCCATTCAGGATAACCTAAAACAACTTATGGTTGCGTTAGATAAATCCGAACAAGAATGGTCCAAGTTAGCCTTAGAAGCTGGAAAGGAACAGCAAGCCATGCCAACTAAAACTAACATTGATGTACTATATGCAAAAGCACAAACACTTGTAGCTGATGTTATGACTACAACTGCTGGAGCATCTGGAGCATCCAAATCAGCTTTACCTCAGGAACCTCCAATGGATGGTATGCCCGGTTAAGCGATATAGGGGGTGATACTGTATCTAAGCTGCTTGGGGTCTCAGCTTTAAATTAAGACCCCTACCTAACCTAGTACAAGAGATATAAAAGATGAAGAAGTATAAACCGGGTATTGACAAGAAGGTCAAGCCACAGCTTCAATCTGATGGGACATATCGACCCGGACCTTTCTCTGATGCTCAAACAGCTTTAGGTAAAGCTACTTTTTCTAAGAAAGAAAGAGATGAGTTCTTCACAGAAGCGTACGGAGATATACTTTCAGATCTATTTTTAAAATGGTTAAACACTGAGTCTCACTGCACGAAAGAGAGAGAGTATTTATACCACGTAGCAATGGGCTTAGGCTCAGTAAAAGAACGATTGATTAAAATAGAAACTTATGGATTCAACCAAGAATTTATTGATCAATCACATTTAGAAGATGAGGAACAAGATAATGATTCCAACTAATACACTAGACGAGTTAACGAGAGCTGAGTATGACTTACAGCGATCACAGGTATCCTTAATACGAGAAATCGGTAAAGGAAATGAGAAGAGCCGATTACATGCCAACACCCTACAGGCAATGTCTTCTGCACTCATTCTAGTAAAAAGTCTTATTGACAACCACGCTGACAATGTACCTGTTGTACAAAAAGCTAAGGTTCAATCAAATAAGAAAGTAAAGTAAACGAGGACTAACAGGGATAATAAATTATGAGCAACGAAAACATTCCAGCGTCTACCTCCACAGGAGATGACTCTGATTTCAATGCTGGTCAACAACCACAGAATTTTGATGACATTCCAGTACCGATGGGGCCTATGGCAAAACATCTTGGTATTGAGACTGATCTACCAGAAGATTCTGAAGAAGGTGACCCGGAAGATTCTGTAGATGAAGTACCCACTGAAGACGATACAGATGAAGACGATACACTAGATCAAGAAGATGACACTTCAATTGAAGAAGATGGAACAGAGGATGATGATGAATCTACCCAAGACTCCGACTTACTCACAGAAGAGGATATTGATTGGGACTATAAAGTGCCAGTTAAGATCGATGGGGTTGAGCAACACTTAACTCTTGAAGAACTCCGTAAAGGTTATGCGACAGATCAAAGCTTGTCTAAAAAGGGAAACAAGATTAGCGAACAAAGGAAAGAGTTTGAGACTGAACAACAGTCACAACTTGATGACTTACAAGGTATGGCTACATTACTACAAGAACAACTTCAAGGTGAAGAAAACGAACTTGCAGCTGAGTACCATAGCTTTGATGAAAAGATTAAGGAAGCCCGTAAAGAGGGTAGTACTTATGAAATCACAGAACTGAAAGATCAACGTGAAACTGCTCAAGAAGCTTACTGGACCGCTCGACAAAAGCGTGAAGGTTTGACTGCTGCTGTGCAAGAGAAACAACAAGCCCAGCTTGAACTTCAAAACCAGCAGACATTTGCAAAGTTTAACACTGATATTGCACAACTTGTCCCATCTTTTGTGGAAGACGCAGAAGCTATACAACAGTTTGCATTAGATGAGGGAATCCCAAAAGAACTCCTTCCACTCATTGAAGATGCAACTATTATCAAATTTATTGATGATTACCGTAGGCTAAAGCAGAAAGCCACTAAGGGAGCTGTTAAGCGAAAGGCAGCGCCTAGAGCTAAATCAGCACCTATTAAAAAGGGTCTGACTAAGAGTGCACAACAAGGTAAAGTAAATACCGCAGTTCGTAACAAAGTCCTTACAGGTGAAGGGTCTGAGAGTGATCAATTAGATTTCCTCAAGAACCTATCCAAGTTCCGCTAATCCTTAACTTTTTATTTTATCTATAAGGAATATTTAACATGGCTGGACGTAATTTTACAACAGGTGGCCCTAAGGCTGCTGCTGGTGCTAATGGAATGAATGTATCTGAGCGCGAAGATTTAGCTAATTTCATTAGTTTGATCACACGTGATGAAAGCCCATTCTACTCTTCAATTGGCAAAACAAAATCTAAAGGCATTCTTCACGAATGGCAAACAGATGAATTAGCTTCTCCCGGAGCGAATGCGGTAGCTGAAGGTTCAAGCTTTGCTACTGTAGACGGTGCTCAGGTTGCAGAACCTCTACGCACTCGTTTAGGTAACTACACTCAGATCAACTCTAAGACTGTTGAAGTATCTGGTTCTAAGCGCGCAGTTGACCAAGCTGGCGTTGCAGACGAGTATGCTTACCAGTTGAAGAAGCGTGGTACTGAGCTTCGTCGTGACGTTGAGCATGACCTAGTACACAGCTGGAACCCATCTAATGGATCTGGTACTCGTACTATGGGTGGCTATCAGTCGTTCACTAACGTAAACGTAGTTGTAGCTGGCGCTGCTGCTGGTTACGTTGCACCTAGTGCTACTGGTGCAGGTACTGTAGGTACTATCGTACGTGGTGGTTCTGATGCTAACTTGGCTGCTCTTGAGCTAAGTGATGTTGATGATATCATGCAAAGCATTTATCAAGAAGGTGGTAAGGCCACTACAATGATGTGCTCTCCATCTAACAAGCGTAAGTTCTCTGCTAAAGCACAAGCTGCTGATAGCAACGTACAACGTAACATTGATGACAGCGGTAAGCTTCGTCAGTCTGTTGAGATGTATGACTCCGACTTCGGTGCTATCCGTATTGTACCAAACTACATCATGGGTTTAGATCACAACACTGATGGTACTGGTGCTGCTTCAAACTCTAAGGACTTCTCATGTCTTGTATATGATCCACAGTGGTACAACATTGCTACTTTGCGTCCTTTGCATGAGACAGAAGTAGGTCAAGCAGGTGACTCTACTATTGGTCAGATTGTTGAAGAATGTACTTTAGAAGTTCGTAACCCTAAGGGTTGTGGCTTGATTGTTGGTTTAGCTGGTTAACCACTAAGCTACATAAAGGGGGTCCTTAATAGGGACCCCTTATTTTTTAAGGAGGACACTGTCATGGATTTTAAGTCCCAAGACAACAACAAACATAGCTTTAATGTTAAAACAGATCAAAGTAAGTTTTCCCTTGATCAAGACATTAGTGCATACCGAGAGTACGCTAAAGAGTCGAGAGACCTTTACGATAGTAAAAGTGAAGCTGGTAACAGGTACCGCTCCTTTGCAATAATACCAGATATTGTTGCTATCGATATCCTTACGAAGTACCAGATAGATATACATGCTACTGACTTTATGGGTGACAAGAAATTAGTTAATAAACTTAAAAGCATTATAATCTCCGAGTATCCAGACCTACTTACGCACGGTCACTCTCGTAGAAAAACATAAAAGAGGATACCGTATATGTCAACTCCAAAGTACACTGCATTAGTAGCTAAAGTGCGAGATTGGGCTAACAGAGATAGTACAATACTCAGTGACACCTTAGTCTCTGATTTTATAGATTACTCTGCAGACCTTTGCTACAGAGAACTTCGCATACCTCCTTTGGAGTTTACATATCAATATGACGCTGCTGAAACTGCAGGTGAAACAGTACTGCAGATACCTCCAAATTTGAGTGAGATAATAATGTTCAGGGTTAAAGACAGTCAAGGTAACTCTTATGTTTTTGACAACAAGCTTGACATCAGGTCTTTCTCAGATAAGAACACAGCTAAAGGACGAATGTCTTTTACCAGAAAGGGATCAAACATAGAGTTCTTCCCTGCATCAGCGGTAGGTGACGTTTATGAGCTGCACTACTATCGCAGGTTGTTTGATATGGATGCAACTTACATTGTAAACCAAAGTAACATTACTGCAGGTAACACAGCAATAGCTGCTGCTGCAGATTCAGGAGCTGTTCAGTTCCCTGCTTCTGGCTCAACTACTTATGTAGTAACAGTGGATAACGTGGGGTCAGGTAATAAATACTATATTGACGGATCTTCACAAGCTACTCTTAACCTTATAGAAGGTAACACTTACATATTTAATCAGTCAGCATCCAGTAACAGCAACCACCCCTTACGATTCTCAACTACATCTAATGGTACACATGCTAGTGGAAGTGAGTACACCACAGGTGTTACAGTTGTTGGGACTCCCGGAAGTGTTGGGGCATATACTCAGATAGTTGTAGCTGCCAGCGCACCTGTTTTATATTACTACTGCACAAACCACAGTGGAATGGGTGGAACAGCTAACACTCCCGTACCTGCTTACTACACAGGAAATGAAGTCTACAACTGGTTACGAGATGAGAACGAGCGTGTACTTCTTTGGGGTGCACTGCATCATGCATTTGAGTACCTTGGTGATGAAGCACAATCAATGAAATACTTTCAAAAACAAGCACAAGGTGTGATTGAATTAAATAGAGCCGAGCAGAGGCGCAGAACATCTGGAGCTTCCAATAGGGTCACTTATGAAGTGTCCGAGTTATTATAAGGAGTTAAAGGATGGCAATTACATATACTTCAGGACCAGATCCCTTAGTTTCAAAAACCTCCGAAGGTGGAGCGTTTAAAGCAGAAGGGTTAACTGAGCTAGCAAATGCTCTTACTTCAGCCAACCTAGCTAAGCTTTCTGAAATAGCAGCAGAGGCGTCAAAAGCCGCAGCTTTGCTTGCACAATCATCAGCACAAACTTCAGCTAGTACAGCAGCAACCAGCTTAGCTTCTATAGGTGCGTCAGAAACTAATGCATCTAACAGTGCTACAGCAGCAGCTAACAGTGCCACAGGGGCGGCAAGTAGTCTGGCTGGCATTGGATCATCAGAAACTAATGCAGCTAACAGTGCTACCGCAGCATCTGGTAGTGCTACTTCTGCAGCATCCAGTGCAACCCTAGCTACCACTAAAGCAAGTGAAGCGTCTGCATCTAAAACTAATGCTGCCACTAGTGCAGCTAATGCAGCCACATCTGCCTCAGGGGTTACTGCTAGTGCTTCTGCAGCAGAAACTGCAAGATTAGCCGCAGTGGCGCAAGCTGTTATAGCGTCTACTCAAGCTACAAATGCATCAACCAGTGCATCAAACGCAGCTACAAGCGCAACAAGTGCAGCAACAAGTCTATCTGGTATTGGAGCTTCTGAGACTAATGCAGCTAACAGTGCTACTGCAGCGGCCAACAGCTTAAGCTCAATAGGGTCTTCAGTATCTGCTGCCTCTACTTCAGCTACTAACGCTGCAAACTCAGCATCTAGCAGTGGAGTATCGGAAACTAATGCATCTAATAGTGCAACTTCTGCAGCAGCATCCTTAAGTACATTCCAAGGAATATTTTATGGATCCTTAAGCACTGAACCAACAACAAACATAGCTACAGGTGACTTGTATTTTGATTCGTCAGCCAGTGCTATGAAGGTTTACAACGGAAGTAATTGGCAAGTTGTAGCAGCAGCTATTTCTAGCATTAATAATTCTTCGTGGTCTGGTACAGACTTAGCTGTTTTAAATGGGGGAACTGGAGCATCTACTGCTGTACAGGGCCGTATTAATTTAGGTCTTCAGGTTGGTACAGATGTATTAGCACCTAACGGTGATGGTTCAAACTTGACTAACTTACCTTCTCAAGACGATTCTGCCATTGCAATGTCAATTGCGTTAGGTGGATAAATGCGTTTAAGAACATAGAGGTTTAATATGAATAAAATAAAGAGAGGTCTAAATGGCAAACGCATTTAAAAATAAAGGTCTGAACCTTACAGATGCTATGCAGACAATGTACACCACGCCAGCTTCTAAGGAGTCCGTGATACATTCCGTTTTCCTAACAAACATAACAGATGGGTTTGAAGGTTTTGTATCCCTAACTGTACATGATGTGTCTGCAAGTCAAGACTATGTAGTTCTTCACCGAGCACCTGTAAGACCGGGTAGTACTCTGACTTTTGACAAACCAATTAATTTAGAAACTGGAGACAGTATAAAAGTCTCAGCTTCTGATAACAACTTAATGACTGCTTTTCTAAGCGTACTGGAGGTTAGCTAATGTCTTATCTTGGAACTCAACCTAACGATCAGCCTAGTTACAGCCATCAAACTTTTTATGGTTTTAAGCTTGAAAAGTCTACAGGAAATTTGACTGTACATGTAATTGATGAAGGTGCAGTTAAACTACCTGACAGTAACATTATAGACGACGATGATTATAAGGACCACTTCTGGTCACAAAACAAACTAACGTACCAATGGGGTTCCAATGGTCATATAGAGGTGGTATACAAATGAGTACAACTATTGATTTAGGTAAGCTACGGTTTAACTGGGTAGGGGAATGGGCATCTAATGTCCAGTACGAATCCAATGATTTAGTGCGGCATGGTGGAGATGTCTATGTGTATATCTATGCACTAAAGACTAGCGGTCAAGCTGTTACAGAATCAACATATTGGGCTTTAGTACAGGAAGGTCTTTCTTGGAAAGGCGAGTATGTTGCAGCTACTGCGTATAAGCGGCATGAGGTTGTTCATCACGCAAACAACGCATACGTTAATATTTTAAGTGAACCATCTGCAGGTAATGCTCCACCAAATGCTACATACTGGCAGCTACTTGCTACTGGTATTAAGTTTGAAGGTGAGTACAACAACGCAACTGTTTACCAAAAAGACGATATTGTTTACTACGGTGCTAACACTTATATTTGTATTGTCAACTCTCCCGGTGGAAACTTACCTACCGATGGGACATACTGGTCTACATTTTCTCACGGTATTCAATGGGAAGGTATTTATAACAACGGAACTAGCTACCAGAAAGATGACGTAGTCACTTATGGCGCTGGTGTTTACATTGCTAAGTTAGACACAGTGGGTAATCTACCTACCGATGCAAGTAAATGGGACGTTCTTACAAGTGGAATTAAATACACTGCTGCTTGGGATACTTCTAAATCTAACTACAAGATCCATGATGTTGCTACCTTTGGCGGTAATGCATATATTGCAGTTGCAGACAACCCCACAGCTGGAAGCGCACCCTCAGTTAACACTGCTCAGTGGGACGTACTTTCGTCTGGTATTCAGTTTGAGGGTCAATGGGTCGTTGGAACTACTTATCAACCAGATGATGTTGTTGTCTATGGAGGAAGTACCTACATAGCTCGCATCATAACTACAGGTGATTTACCAGATTCTGTTGCAGCTTCTTGGGAAGTGCTTGCTTCAGGTCTAAGAGGACGCGGTCAATGGGCAACATCTACTGCTTACCTTGCAAATGATATTGTTTCTTATGGCGGTAAAACATTTAAAGCTTTACTTACTCATGCATCTACTGTTCATGCAACAGACCTTGCAGCAAGTAAATGGGAGCAATTCTCTGGTGGTCTTGATTGGAAAGGAAACTGGACAACCAGTACCGCATACAAAGTAAATGACCTTGTTAACTCTGGTGGTTCTGTATATGTAGCAACCGCAGATCACACATCAGGTTCATTTGCTGGAGATTCTTCATATTGGGCAACATTTGCCAATGCTGGAACGGATGTTGGATTAACGATAACTTCACACGGAGATCTACTGTACCGAGGTGCTTCTGGCCCTGTTGCTCTTAATGCTGGACTCAATGGGCAGGTATTAACCACAAAAGGTACCAACGCAAACCCTGTATGGAAGAATGCCGCTGGCGCTACCATTGCAAAATATTTAATTAATTCATAAGGACTCAATCATGGCTGAACAAGTAAAAGTATTTAAAAACGTACAATCGCAAGCAGTTGCAGGGGTTTCTCATTCTGACAATATGTTCACAAACGCAGCAACCACCCGATCTGTCGTTAAACAAATATCCGCGACAGGATTAGGTGTAGGCGCCACATTAGAAATGGGTGGGTCTACTATTATGACCTCCACATCTGCAGGTGTTATGGAAGGATCTGGTAATTTGATCATGGACGTCAACAATGCATTATCTTTGAAATTCCCAGATATGGGCATTCAATCACTTAACGGTATGTTTTTTGCTAATGGGTCAGATGGTATCAACAAGGTAGATGGTGACTATTTAAGCACTCACGCAGCTGGGTCACAAGCCGCTGCTATGACTGTGACGAATTATTCAACTGGCGCTAAGGCAACTGATGATGCATGCGCTACCCGAGATGCAACAACAGGTGCCATAACATTTTGGCGACAGTATAGCGGTCAGTTATATTCGTACAAAGAAGATGGTACAGAAGCTAACTCAGCCGTTAGCTTTGGAGGCAATGGTTACAACATCTGTACAGACGGAGTTAAATATATCTACGCTATTCGTGCTGGTAGTAGTTCCGCTATAGACAGGTATAATTATGTGACCAAGGTTGTAGACACAATTGCGACTACCTCAGGTAACATGTATGGTCCTCAAGGCAACCAAGGTGCCTATGGTCTTTACTATAAGGAAGGTGACAATGAATACCTTCTTGGCAAGGAATATGCAACTTCAAGCGAGGTTTATCGTTTAAATTTAAGCACAAGGGCTGTTAACTATTACAGCCACGGTGCGTTCAGTGTAGGCAGTTACTCTGATGGGGCTGCAATTACCACTAATACCGCAGGTACTACTTACTTAGTAGAGCAAGGAACAGACTATTGGACTAAGTGGGATCTCAGTGCAGCATCTATTAGTAATGCACCAATTCGTGTTAGCAACGGCTCTTCATCATCAACTGAATATGCTCAAGGCGCTGGAGAGATAGCACCGGGTATCGTCTTAGTTTTTGGAGAAAATAGCGATAGAATTAGTCTTATCAATGTTAACGTAGGTGCAGGACAAGCACACTACTCTAATACGGGTAGCCACGGATTCTCAATTCACTACGATTATAGTAATCGATTTGCCTTCGCTACTCTGCCAATCTTAGCTGAAACTAGGTCTTATGATGTTCGTATCTCAGGCGTAGAAATTACAGAGGATTCTTAATATGTCGTTTAAAACAACAACAAGTGCTTTTGGGGCCGCATCAGCAACAGGAGCCGCATCAGTAGATAAGATAATTCCCGAGGATGCACATAACCTTGTAGGAAGTGTGGTGACTTCATCATCTCGAGAAAACGTGTACAGCACAGGTCAGTGGTCCGACAACGGGCCTTGGACAACTTATTACAATAATTGGCAGGATGCAAACTCGAGAACTCAGGGCTGGAATATGTTTATGGGTGACGGCTACCCAGATAATAACACTAGCTTTAAGTACAGTAATGACAGTGCCAGTAATGAGCACCGACAGATTGAGTGGGGCCAAGAAAAGCGTGTGGGTTTTTACTACAGAGATCGCTTTGAGTATGAAAACCAAACTGGACAGTATTCAGGTTCTACATGGCGCTGTATGCCTGTTCGTAACACAACTAGTTCTTCTATTACCAGAACCATAGGTGCGTCTAGAACTGGCTCTGGTGGTAATTATGGTGGACATTCTACCCTTATGTACACACCGGGATCAGCTAAATACTCAGAAGTAACATCTGGCACATGGACTATAGTAAATAACGACAGTCACACAAGTGAGAGTAACTACAACCAAACTTTTAGTGTATCCATACCAGCTAATACGACAGTTCTTCTTATGAACACATCTGGTTGGTGGTATCACACTACCTATTGGTTTAAAGATTCTAATATGTTCTACAACCTAGATAACTTTTTTACAGCTGATAAAAGTTTAGTGTGTGACTTGCGAATGTTAGACACTTTGGCAACCATCCGTTTAGTTGGGGAGATGTATAACGACTCCAACCCTTGGAAAGTGTACCCACAATGCGCCTTAAAGCACGGAGATCGATAACATGGCATATCCAGCAATAGAACATTTAGCCCATATACAAGGTGATATTGTACGTGGCGTTAAAGCAGAAACAAAGCTAGCTATACTCGCAGAATATAGTATTTCAGATCAACTTAATTCAAAAGGTGCTGCAAAGACTGCAATGCAAACTGCTATTGGAGTTCTTATAACAGCAGGGGCTGCAAAGCAAGCTGCGGTTTTAGCAGCCACTACCTTTGAAGAACTGAACCTAGTTGTTCCAAAGGCAGAGTAAGCTTAGCTACAATAGGGGGCTACTTAGGTAGCCCTTTATTATCTTACGGAGGGTAAATAAATGTCTGTAACATACAGGGGTGAAACTTTCTCTGGTTATAACAAACCTAAGAGAACACCTAATCATGCAACTAAATCACATGTAGTCTTAGCCAAAGAAGGTTCAACTATTAAAATGATTAGGTTTGGAGAGCAAGGTGCTAGCACTGCAGGTTCACCAAAAGCTGGTGAGTCTATGCTTATGAAAGCTAAACGTAAATCCTTTAAAGCACGACATGGGAAGAATATTGCCAAGGGCAAGATGTCTGCAGCATATTGGGCTGATAGGGTAAAATGGTAGGGGTTACATATGTATCTAATAGTAATAGCTATTGCACTTTCAAGTAGTGGAATTGCACAAGTACCTGTAGTCTTACAAGGTTACAGTACACTAAAACAATGCAGAACAGAACTTCTAGAGATTTCAAAGATCTCTAATTATGAACTTATAATAAACCCCTTGATGGGATATGCAGTTGGTAAGACTGACAGTAAAGCTATAACCACAGCGTTTTGTGCAAGAGACTTAAGAAACATTTAACAGGAGGACATTATGGGTTTATATTCAAACATACATGCCAAGAAAAAACGAATTGATGCAGGGTCTAAAGAGACTATGCGTCCAGTAGGTTCTAAAGGTGCACCCACAGCTAAGAACTTTAGAGATGCAAAAAAGACAGCAAAGAAAAAGTAAGGAGTATGTTATGGCAGCAGGAATGAAACATTATTTAAAGAACGGAACTGAACATAAGGGTTCTATTCATAAATCTAAGGGTATGGCGATGACAGGTGCCACGCATACTAAAACCAGTAAAGACTTGTTTCATAAAAAAGACTTGTCAGATTCAGTTAAGAAAAGGATGAAATAATTATGCCAATGGTAAAAGGTAAGAAGTACCCGTACACAGATGCAGGCAAAAAGGCAGCAGCTAAAGCTAAAGCAACACCTGTGTCTAAGCCTAAAAAGAAATAACTTTGTGGAACCTATAACAGGGTTAGGTTATGTTCACCTAAGCCCTGAGATAGCTCCTCAGGGATCTGTTCCTGACAGGGAGCCTAAGATACTTAGGGAGCAACAAGAGTATAGGCCAGTGCAGACACCTAAGGGTCCGTATGAAACTGCAGGTGATTTCTACTCAAAGAGGATATGGATATGTTAGCTGAATTAATGATAGCCAACGCTGCCTTTAAAGTTATAAAGACTACACTCTCAAATGGTAGAGAAATCGCAGACGCAGGTGCAGCACTAGGTAAATACTTTGGTGCTGAGAAATCAATACAAAAGCAAGTAGCTAGTGGTTCTGGTAATGTCCTTGAAGCTTTCCAAGCTAAAGAGCAGCTAGCCAGACAAGAAGAAGACCTTAAGTTTATGCTTAATAAGCAACGACTACATGGGTGGGTAGACTTTTTAGAATTTAAAGCACAGTATACCCGAGACCAACGTGAAGCAGCTTTGGAAGAAAGAAAGAAAATAGCTGCTAGGCAAAAGAAAGTAGAAGAAAACGTAACACTAGGTATTCAAGTAATGGTAACTTTGTTAGTAGTAATGGCAGCTTTGTTTGGTGTTGCACTATACATGAGAGGTTAAATAAATTGACAGTATGTAAAATATGTGGATCTCGAGATGTTAAGCCCGGTTTAAAAGTCTGTAGGCAATGCGCTGAGCGTAAGCTTAAGAAAAGTTAAAGGAGGAATATACATGGGGTTTCAATTAAGTAATAACAGTATTATGAATTTAAGTGGGGTGGATGATAGGCTTATTGATATTGCAGATGTTGCTATTAAGCTATCTCCTATTGATTTTGGAATACCATCTACTGGTGGTTTAAGAACCCAACAGGATCAAGCCAAGCTGTTTACAGATGGTGTTTCTAAATGTGATGGTGTTAATAACAAGTCATATCACCAATCAGGTAAAGCACTTGATGTGTATGCTTATGTTGATGGTAAGGCTTCGTGGAATAAATCTCATTTAACTACGATAGCTACAGCAATGTTACAGGCATCGGCTCAGTTAGGTTATGAGTTAAAGTGGGGTGGACTGTGGAAATCTTGGCAAGATTATCCTCACTTTGAGATTAAGGATTAATCATGGGGTGGCTTAGCTTCCTCAACCCCATTGCAAACTTGGGTAGTACTTATCTAGAAGGTAAGAACCAAGTTGCAAGGGCAAAATCAGCAGCAGCTATAATCAGCATTGAAGCAGATGCAGATGTTAAGGTTGCCAGTGCTAAAGCAGCACACAAATTAGCAGACAATGGACAGACACAAGAGTTTAATTTAGATCTTGTGGCTATGCAACAAATGGACAAATCATTCCTAGACGAAATTATGATTGCACTATTACTAATACCTATAGCAGCTTCGTTTATAGGGTATCAGGCTGAAGTCACAGCAGCTTTTGAATCATTTGCTTCTATGCCAGAGTGGTATCAGTATTTAGTTTTAGGTGTTTACGTAGTTAAGTTTGGAATGCGTGGTTTACTTACTAAATTAATATCTGGTCAATTCAACAGGATACGAATGAGGTAGCCACACTATAAAGGACTTTACAATATGGATGCACGATTTGACAGACTTGAGGCTAAGCTAGACAGACTAGCGGAAGCTATGGTAAAACTCGTAGAGATAGACACAAAGATTGATGGTCTTCTCTTCCACAACAACACACAAGATAATCGTTTAAATAAACACAGTCAAGCTATAGATGAACATGCTGTTAAACTAGCTGTAGTATCTAAGTCTAGTGGAACTAATGAGTGGTTTGTCAGGTTACTAATTGCTTGTCTAGTTACAGGCGCAGCATTCATGATGAGAGATCTATAAAAACAGGAGGCACTATGCCATTTACAATAACCCCAGAGATAGACTTCTCATCTGTGGGTCTTATCACAGACGTACCTGCACATGCTCTACCACAAGGGGCTTGGAATGACTGCCTTAATGTGAGAGTCAAAGATGGATCTGTTCAGGGTGTAAACTCTTTTTCAGATTCATTCACAGTTGATAGTGGCTACCCAGCTTCTAAAGCAGTTGTAGTGTCCCAATGGACACCTGCTGGTTCTAGTTACTTAAACATAGCATACATTTTAAAAGACACAGCTTCTACTACAGGCACTAAGGGACGAGTGTTTGTGTACAACACACAGACCTCAGTTAATGCAGAGATAACTAATGCAAACGCAAATGCTAACTTTGAAATAGATGATACGTACCCACCTCAATTGTTTGTATTTAATGGATTACTTATATGTAATCCCGGAACTGGTACACCTCAATACATATCAGCTGACGAAACAACTGCTGGAAGCTTGATTGATCTACCTCATTGGATGACTTACGCAGGAACCAATAACAAAGCTATTGCAAGGATAATCAGACCATTTAAAAATAGACTAGTGGCAATGAGTTTCTTGAATGATAAAGGTACAAGTTCAACTGCAGACGATGAAGAGTTCCCAATAGACTTTGCTTTCTCAAGCCACATAACAGGGCTTAACTCTCTTGCAGGTGCGGAGTGGTCAACCTCAGTCACTAACACAGCAGGTGATGCATTCTTAACACAGACTCCCGGAAAGATACTTGATGGTGGTCAGTTAGGTGATTCGTTTATAGCTTACAAAAGCGACTCTATTGTTAAAGTGTACGAAACAGGTGATAACTTTATACTTGGCTTTTCATCTATGTTTGAAGATGATGGCATATACTCTACAAGGTGTTTCACAAACATAGGAAACTCTCAACATTTAGTTATTGGAAACTATGGTGTATACATACATGATGGACAATCTCAACGACAAGATATTGCAAAGGGACTATTCCAAGAAACATTGTTTGATTTAGTTCAGGCTTCATCTAAAGATAGGGCTTTTGTATTCCAACAGACTAGGGATAAAGAAGTTTGGTTTTGTTTTAAATCAGGACTAACAAGTAACGGTGGATGTGATAGGGCTTTCGTATTTAACTATTCAGATAAGAAAGTGCACATTAGATCCTTACCAGACATAAGTGATTTGTTTGAATCAGAGCTGAATGGAGAATTAAAAATCTTTGCAGCTAATGCTGAAGGTAATACTATAAAAGAACTAAGTTCTACTTCGTATGAAGCAGATGGTTGGTTTATACGTAAGAGTGATTCGTTCCAATCTAACGAAGGTATAAAAGAAATTAATGAAATCTTAATAGAAACTAAAGGTCAACTTAAGATTGCTGTAGTAGGTTCTGCATCTAAACTTGCAGACTCTGCACTTTATACTTTGTTTAACGCTGATGAAAGGTTATTCAATCCTGCAAATTCTTATAAGATAGATGCAAGATACTCTGGTAGATTTATGAACTTAAGGGTTACTATGTCAGGGGCTATAAACCCAGAACTAACAACTCTACAGTTTGGAGCAAAAATATCTAGTAGGAGATAACTATGGCGGTCATAAGTGAAACTGAATTACAAAGAAGATTACTACTGCTTGAAAGAAAAGGTTCAGTCTCTAAAAGCAAACTTGAAAATAAAGATCCTGAAAACGGAAACCATGCTGAAGGTGACCTGCATTACAACGCTACTACAGGTAACCTTTGGATTTTTAAAAGTGGAGTTTGGGAGATTGCACCAGATGTTTTACACATTAGATACGCAGACAATGTAGTTAACATTGGGGCTGATAATAAAGCTTCTAGTCAATCAGATATAACTGGTTTTTCAGATCAACCGTTTAACAGTGCTGGTGTTCAGAAAGCATTTAGAGGGTTATACTGGGGTAGCTCCACTGCCTCTACTTCTTCTACAGCATACGAATGGTTTAATGTGTCAGTAGCAACAGGCACACTTATGGAAAGGTATTGGGCCAACTCTTCTGCTAGGCTAGTTAACATTGGTAACCCCGATATTCCGGGAGCAGGTGTTGTGTGGACTCCTTTATCTGCTGGTCAAAACCCTCCGTCAGCTTCTTTTTGGGTTGCTGAAAGGTTTTATGTTGGTGGTCTTTGGACTGCTTGGCAGATATACCCAACACAAGCAGACGAGCTTGGTATTCCTTTTGTTAAGTACATAAAGTCTGGCAGTAAGCCAACCCTTGGGAGTTCTCAATGGATAACTGATGTAGTTGAGGCAGCTTCTGTTCAAACAGGGTTATCTTTTAGCAATCAAAAAGAACTAGGGTATGGAACTGTTGTTGTCATTCAGTATGATAACGGTAAAATCTCAGGTCAATTTAAAAGAGTAAGCGGAGCAGACACTTGGGTTGCACCTTCTCAACTGATTGACGGTGATGTAATAGTTGACGGCTCACTGACTGCAAACCACCTACAAGCTAACAGCATTGGCACTAGTAAGTTAATTGTAACAGGTGTAGATGCAGTAACTGCTACCACCTTTGGTGCTGCTAGTGCTTCTGATGTGTTTACCACAGGTACTACCACTATTGATGGTGGGAAGATTACAACTGGATCTATAAATGCAACAGATATAACAACAGGAACTTTGAATGCTGCTAGAATAAATGGTGGCACTATTAGCGGAGTTCTTATAGATGGTGTTGGAATAACTGGTGGAACTATAGGTATAGGTACTCCAGCAGCTGGTGCAAGATCTACGCTAAATGGTTATAATGTTGAAGTTAACTCTCAAGGGTACTTACAAGCAGTTGATTTTGTAAACTTTGGTAACGTTGGTGTTTTTGGAAATGCTGATGGTTTAGCTTCTGGTGTTAGAGTATATAATGCAGGTACAGGTTGTGCTATTTGGGCAACAAATACACACGCAACTAACAACGTACATCAACATGGTATACGAGGCGAGCACACAAGTGTCACACACACCTCTGGACTAGTAGGGCCAGCTAATGCATATTCTTTTTATGCAGAGCATGGTGCAGGTTATGGACCCTTCACTGGGTCTCACGATGCCTTGATACCCACAGGAACTTCAATACCTTATGGTGATATTGTAATTGACCATTCTTGCATATCTAAAGTTGACATCTCTAACACTATATTTAAAGTGGTACGATCTTCTTCTCCTAATCAAAAAGCAGTTGTAGGTGTGCTTGTACATAACAACGGACTACTTGTTAATGCGTATCCACCTTCTGCTTTTGTAGTATCTAGGGAGATAGATGAAGAAACAGAGGAAGAAGTTATAGTGTACACAAGTGCATGGGATTCAGTTAAGAACACTTATGATGGTGTTATTATGAACTCTATAGGTGAAGGCCAGATTAACGTGATAGGTGAAGCTGGTAACTTAGAAGCAGGTGATCTAATAGTAACATCAAGTACCGCAGGTAAAGGTATGAAACAATCAGATGATATTGTCAGGTCTTACACTGTAGCTAAAGTAAGAGAAGATGTAACATTTACTTCACTCACAGAAGAAAAGCTAGTGGCTTGTATATATCTGTGTGGCTAATTTTTAGGAGGACTAAGCCGTGATGGAAGGTAAACTATTATTACCAGAAGAAATACTAAACAGGTGGGCAGAGCTTTCACCATTGATAGATGATTTCTTAAACAAAGGGTACGGTGAGTCTACTGCTTTTGACATAGCTCAGAAATGCATAAACTTACAATACCAATGCTGGGTAGTTGATTTAGATAGTGAGCTTGTCTGTGTTTGTATAACAAGGATAGACGAGTACCCTACCTTTAACTCTCTCCATATTCTTGGAATAGCAGGTGTTGGACTAGAGGGGTGGAAACACTTTCACCCAACTCTCGAGAACTTTGCTAAGATCAATAATTGCACTAGGATAACCCAATGGGGTCGCCAAGGTTGGGCGAGAATGCTAAAGGGTTTAACAGGTGTTAATAATGAAGAGTACAAGGTTATACACACTGTCATGGCTATGGAACTAACAACATGAGTAACAAAGATATAACTATAAAGATGTTAACTTCTGAAGAAATACTTGAGCAATACTCAGATATTAAACCTGAGATTGACAAAGCATTAGAGCATAGTTCTGGTGAGTGGACTTCAACTCAGATAATTACAGCTTGTATTTCAGATCCAAAGGCCTTTCACATTTGGTCTGTGTATGATGGTAAAGAAAGGATTGCAAGGGCATCTACTAGATTCATACAATACAACAATTTTACAGCTCTCCATGTCATTACTGTAGGTGGTAAATCTAATGGTAAAATGACTGAGTGGACTGAAGTTTTTATTGAACTACTAAAGGAATACCCACAACTAGATTGCGTTGAATGCACTGGTAGAAGGGGCTTACTCAAACCACTAATTAAAGCTGGTTGGAGTGAACGATACACAACAATACGAAAGAGCCTCAAGGAGGGTTTTGATGTCTAAACTAATTAAGATTTATGACGGTATGACTTTCAGTTTATCAACTGGAGAAGTGCTGGAAAAAGGTGAAGTAACTTACTGGAGTGAAGATGACCTTACCCTTTGTGGTGGTGGACCTTCTTCAAGTACAACCTCTTCAGGCTTTGCTACAGAGTACAAGCCAGAAATACAAGAGATGCTTGCAGAGTCTAAAGAGTTGTATGATAACGATGAACTAGGTCGAGTAGCTGAAAGGAACCCAGAGTTTATAAAAGCGATTCAAGCTGGTAAAGGCGTAGCTGGTGATCAGTATAAGTATGAACAAGATATTGCTGGAAGAACTGGCATGACAAGCTCAGAGCAAACTCTTATAGATCGTGCTGCACAAGATGTAGACCTTTCAGGTATGAGAGCAGGTGCTTTACAACAAGCCCAAGGTGCTCTTGGTACATCCCAAGGTATGGCAGGTGCACGTGGTGGTCTAGGTGGCGGCAGACAAGCATTAAACCAAGCTTCTATTACAAATGATTTAGCAGCTAAGTTTGCAGGTATAGATCAAAAGCAACAAGAAATGCAAATGACTAACTTAGGTAATGCTGTTAATGCAGAGCAAGGTCAGTTTAATAGAATGGGAAGTGCACTTAACTCTTCTGGTAAGTATGCAGAGACTCTTGGTAAAGTTGGTCAAGCTGAAATGGGTTATGATCAGAAACTAGCAGACTCTAAATACACTGCTATGGCACAACGAGTTGGTTTGTTCTCCTCTATAGCCCCTAAAGAAAGTACAACTAATAAAACAGGAGGTAAGTAATGTCTAATCCATTTGCCCCCTTTGCAGAACAAGAACAAAGTATGATGGCTAAAGCACCTCAGTTAACTGGGTTACCTATGCCAAACTCAGATTATCAGGAGAAGCCCGGAATTGCTGAATTACTGGGTCCAAGTGTTGCTCAAAAAGGTTTAGATGCAGCAGTTGGTCCTGATGCTCAAGGTCTGTGGGCAGGTTTAACTGCAGCTCCTGTAGCGGCTATTCCAGCTATAAGTGGAGTACAAGCTGCTGGTATGGCGCAATCTGCAGCACTGACAGGTGGAGCATTAGCTCCGGGAGCAGCTCAAGCTATTCTAGGTTCTTCAGCATTAGCAGCACCTACGGTAGCAGCAGCAGCAGGTACCGCAGGGTTAGCGGCAGCACCTGCAGTAGCAGCGACAGCTGGTGGAGCAATGGCAAGTTTAGCACCAGCAGCCTTAATGGCAGGTCCTTTTGCCCCATTGGTCCTAGGTGCTGGAATGTTAGCTGCTAGCGGCAAGTAAGGAGAATATAATGGCAACTGCTACACAAATTAAAGATTTGCAAACTAGGCTTGATTCCACGTTTGGAAAAGGTAAAGTTAAATCTAATGAAGATACTTGGGCTAAGAATAAAGCAGCACTTGACACTATGGAAGCTGCAGGTAAAGTTCCAATCTTAGACCCAAGTGGTACAGTGAGAGGAACCGATGCAGTTTTAAAAACAGCTGAAGTTTACACTGATGTTACATCGGAATACAAAGATCTACTTGCTCATCTTTCTGGTGAAGAAGGGTACAATCCAAACTTCTATTTAGATGGCTCAGGTATCTTAACCACAGGCGTAGGCCTTACAGCTGAGTATGTTGCTGACCCCTCACCACTTAGGGCTATGACAGAAAAGACCAATGAGGCTAAGAGTCGTGTACCTAAATACGCAAGACTACACCCTCAGGTTCAGCTTGCTCTTGTTGACTCTGCTTATCGTGGTGACTTGACTAACACCAATGAGGACACTGGAGTGGTTACCTCTCAGAAATGGGTTGATCACGTAAACAACGGTGACTTTCGTAAGGCTGCTGTTGAACATATTAATCATAATGAATACAACAAAGCTAAGGGCATTAGTGGTAAAAACAGAGGTCTTATCCCAAGGTTTGATTGGAGAGCTGCAGCTTTAAAAAGATCAGCAGAACCCCAGACTATACAAAAGATGCAAGATCGTAGTAAGTCAATCTATGATCAGAGAGAAGACGCTGCAATGCTTAATGGTATGGGTAGTGGAATTACTCCTGATAAGGTTCCAGAGTCAAACATCTTTAGTGATACTTTTGATTCAGTTACAGATTCTGTAGAAGGATTTGTGGACAATTTGCTAGCTACTCGTAAATTTCCAGAACAAAAAGTACCACCAAAAACAACACAAGATATTCCAGTACCCGAACAAGGGACTACTGTACCTAACGCGGAGAATGAAATGGCAACACAAGCACAGGTTAAAGCTTTCATAAAGAAACGAAATGAAACACAAACACTACCTGAAGGTGGTAGGGTTGACACTCCCTTGCGGAACCAACCAGCACCTACCTCAAAGTACGGTGTAATTGTAGGCAGAGAGCCTGTAGATACTGTTGGTGAATACATAGGCCCCAACACTGTTATAGACCCTGCACTAATGCAACAAGTAGCACAAAATAGAATGCAGCAAAGTCAGCTTTATAACATACCTGTACCTACAATTGACAACGACATACCTAGTGTTGCTAATGGTGGTGTATTCCCATTCCCTGCGGTAATCCCACAAGGAACTGTAGATCCGGGTTTACTTGCAGCATCTAATCAACAAAAGATGATGATGGAGCAAGCTCGAATGCAACAAAATCAGCTTAACATGATGAACACACAAGGGGCTGTAGATCCGGGTTTAATTGCAGCAGCAGCTGGACAACAGTTATCTATGATGCAGCAAGCAGCTAAAGCTTCTGAAAGGGAGCCAGCTGCTATAGCTCAAGATCAAAGCAGGATGCAACAAAGTCAGCTTAACTTAGTTCAAAGGGGTGGACAAGGTTATCATTATGATCAGAATGGAAGGCTAGTTGTTAACTACACAGGCCCTGTTAACCCTGCACCACCAGTAGGTACTGTTCTTTCCAGTAATGGACAGCCTGTTACTACTGCTAGTGGCTCTATGATTGGAGCACCTACACAAAACCCAGCTTCTAAAGCTCCTGCTGGTGGTAAAGGCGCTAATGCCACACCTCAGTCAGCTATTGCACAGCTTACGGGTATGAAAGAACTCGGAGGTAAGTAATGGCTGTTGATAGGAGTATGCCTAGATTTTCAGGCACTAACATACCTAGGCCTGTTCCTGATCCAAATCAGGGCAAGCTTAACTTTGATGGTAGGGGTCGGAAACCAAACCTAGCACCTAAACCTGTTCCACCAGTTCAACCAGTTCCAACTCAACAAGCATTAGACTTAGACAACACTGCTAAACCAAAAAATACTATACCTTCTGTAGATAAGAATGGTAACCCAAGGACTACTTTTCCAAAGGCTGCTGTAGATGATATGGGTAACAAGGTTAAACCAACTGATTATAAAAATCTGGCTAAGTTTGGTAAAGCTGCATGGAAAGCTACTAAGATTCCTAGGGCATTAACGATTCCGGGTCTTGGTGCTATGGTATTAGAAGAGGCATTGTTTCCTACAGTATATGACTCAACTGAAACTAAAGATGCTCTTGCTGAGGAACAAGCAGGTTTTGATGAAGAAAGTATAAAAGCTTTAACTAAGGCTCAAGACAGAGTTAACTTACTAACAGATATAAACGCTGCACCTAAGTTACTTAACGAAGCTAAGTTAGAGTTGTCTCAACTTAAAGGTTCTACAGATCCACAACAATCTATTACCGAATGGGAAAACGATGTTAAGTCAGAGTTGGCAAACAACCAAGCTATTATTGACGCACACACAAGGAACTTAAGCTTTGACCCTGATGCTCTTAGGTCTGCACTTAAACCTGCATTAGAGCAAAGGGATGCTCTTGAATCTAAGCTTGCTGATGCGTCTTCTTGGCGTAAGAGTATTGATGCAGAATCTGCAGTTAACAAAGACCCAGACGCTGTATCTGTTATGGAAATGGCTCAAGGTATGGACCCAAGTACACTACTACCTCAGCTTGGTTCTTTAGATAAAAATACAATTAAAAAAGAAACTGATAGTGTATTAGATAGGTTTATTGACGGATCAATTACTACTGTTAATCAAGCTATGTCACTTGCTGGTAAAGGACTTGGTTCATTGTTTAGCGACCCAGCTATTCAGAAAGCACTTGTGTACTACATGGGTGCTCGTCTTATGGGTTACTCTGGTAGTGGTTCAGGTATGGCTGCTGGTGAAGTTCTTCTTAAAAGCTGGGAAGATCAAGCTGCTGCTGATGTTTTAACAACTAAGGCACAAAACAAACTCGCTGAAGATGCAGCTGTAGATCATACTAAGTCTGTTCAATTCTTTGATAAAACTACAAAGAAGATTATCTCAGGTTACTCATCTAAAGATGGTAAGGCTTTCTATCAGGTTACAGACAAGGGGCTTAACAAAGATAAGAACGGTAATCCTATTGCTATAAACCCAGCGTCATCTGGACTTGTTACTTATAAATCAAACACTCATAAAACTTATGATGAGATTAATCAAGGTATCTTGGACTCTACTAATAAGCAGACCAATTCCTTTATTAAAACTCTTAATGATAATCCAGATTATGATGAGAAAGATTTGGCAGCTCTTAACCAGACTTTTGGTAACGGACGTGCAGCCAGAGATGTGCTTGAAATTGTTACTAGGGAAATGCAAGAAGCAGGTGTTGACTATGACAATGCTGCATTTTCGGCTATGTTCCAAAACATGTTAACGACTACAATGGAGAAACAAGCTGATGGTTTACGTAAAGGTGACTATGGCGAAGAGACTGCAAGCATGGTTGGTGAGTGGCGAGAAATGCAACTCAAGAGTAGCTTAACAGGTGAAGGTAATATAGCTAACTTTGTATATGGAAAAGCTACGAAATGGAGTGGCGATGGTGTTGCCGAATATGAAGAAGGTTTTGACGCTAGTGGTCATGCTAAGGGTATGCTTGAAGAGAAGATAAACTCTCAAAAGAATTGGTGGGTTAAAGCTGCTATTGCAAATGGAGCTGATCCAATCTTAGCTAACGAAAAGATAACCACTACTAGAGTTGTTCAGGAGTTTGGACGTTTGTTCCAAGATACTGTAATGCGAGATCCAACTGCACGTGTGTACTGGTCAGATCAATCTGGTGACAGAACTAACGCATTCATGGAGTGGATGCAGAGCAATGACACAGGTAATATTAACCATGAACATCAATACCTAGGACTTAATTCCCCTGAAGTTAGGAGTCTTTCACTTGATATTGATTTTAATAAACCTTTTAAGATGAAGTAATAGGAGAATACTATGGGAGAGGGTCTTGTTTTAGATCTAGGTGATTTACTCACACAAGAAAAAGAGGCTACACAAGGCCCCCAAGAAAGCTCATTAGCTATTAAAGGGTCCGATTGGGCCTTTATTGATGGTGATACTATATTTAATTCAGTAACAGGTAAGTCAATAAGACTAGATGGAATTGACACCAGAGAAACTGCTAAGTTTATAAAAGAAAAGCCATACTCAGAGTCTGAGATTGGTGCAGATTCTGCTGCAGCTTACATAGCTGGTCTTGCAAATGAATATGGTTTTAACAGAGAAGTTTATTCAGGTGAGAAAGGTTACTATGATCGTGATCTTGGTGACTTGTATAATGAAGATGGTGAGTCTTTTGTACAAACTCTAATAAAATCTGGTGTAGCTTCTCCATCAAGATTTTCTGGTGGAGATGACGTAGGTAATGTTCTTGCAAGTGCTTTTGCTGAGAAGAGTAGAAACTCTGATAAAGTTCTAGGTACTGCCAGTGACCTGTCTTCTTTTGAGCAAGCCAGACAAGCTATCTATGAGGTTGAGACAGACCCCTATGGTGGTATGGCAGTTCAGAAGCTAATGGCCTTTGACGCTGCTGAGTACGCACGTAACCCTAACTTCTACATGGGCATTAAAACTGTTAACGCTGGTGCAGATTACGAAGGTAAGTCTAGAACTCCTTTTGGTACTGGCTTTGACATTGGATTTGCTAACTTGTATAAAGGTTTAAATACTTTTGGTCAAGCTCTTAGTGATCGTATAGGTGCTGAAGAGACTGAGGCATCCTTTGCAGCAGACGCAATTAAGAATCAGAAGTATATAAATGCTCAACCACTTCTAAACATGAATGTAACTCAAATGGATTGGACTGAGTTTGATGAAGTATCTTCTGGACTCAGGGGTATGCTTGGTTCATCTCTACCATTCATGGGTGCAACCTTAGTTGGTATGGCTGCTATGCCTGTAACTGCTGGTGCTTCTGCTGCACTACCTATTTCTGTTTACACAGGTATGGTATTAGATACTATGGAAGGTGACATAGCTGACAAGAATCTTGGTGTTGCTATTGTAGCTGGAACTGCTATGACTTTCTTAGACAGACTAGGACTTAAGGGTCTTGTCAGTCCTAAGATGATGCTTACCAACGAAGGTCGTAAGGAAGCGATCGGTCATATTGCTAGAGTTAAAGGTATTTCTACGGAAGAAGCATCAAACCTCTTACTGTCTATGAGTAAACGAGAGTTGCTCTCAGAGATTGGTAACGCTAAAGAGTTTGCAGCTAATCAAATACAGAAAGGTCACTTGTTTAGGGAAAGTGTTAAGCGACTATCAAGGGGAACTGCACAAGAGGGTGTGACAGAAGCAATGCAAGAACTCACAGAGTACACTGCTGCTGTCATTGGCTCTGAGAAACAATGGAACTACGATGAAATAGAAAATCGTATGATCAATGCTGTTGTAGCAGGTGGTATTATGGGTGCTGGATTCACAGCTCCGGGCACTGCTTTCCAAGTTGCTGATTGGCATGCTGCTGCTGACATTGATAGTGATGTTGATAATAGATTTGACAATCAAGTACATAGTAATATAGTTAAACAACAAGAAGATTCAAGGGGGTATATTCAAACAGTTGATTCCATCACAGCCACTAACTCTGCGGAAGAGAAAGTGTTTCAAGAAGGAATGGAAAACCAAAGGTTTGATAAAGCTGAGGCTCAAGAGTTAGGTAAATCTTGGAACTCTGATCAGGACTTGTCTAACCCACGAAGTGTGGACGATTGGGCTGAGATGCATGACAGGCCTAACACTAGTCTTGCTTGGATTAAATCTTTTGCAAAGAACCCTAAGGTTGCTTTACGTGGGACAATGGATAATGCTATTCAGAAACTTGATGGTGTATCCACTACTGCTGTTAAAATGGTAGACATGATTGGTTCTTACAGGAACCGTGTGTTTCCCGGAAGGAACATGGTAATGTCTCAACAACTTAAAGTAGCTGAGTACGACAGTATGCTTTCTCCTCAGGAAGAAATTGAAGCATCCTTTAAAACTCCTAGGGGTTTAAGCTCTGCTAGTCGGTCTGACTTTGTAAGTAAGTTAATGTATAAATACAATGAAGAACTTCTTAAACCTGCAAGAGAATCTGGAAAACCTGTTAATTGGAGTAAAGCTTCAGACGAGCTTGTGTCCAACAAGCAAGCGATACTTAAGTACGACAAGGAACTTTTAACAAGATCTAATGCAATGCTTAGGGATAACAACATTGCTATTGAAGATGGTAACACAGTCTCTAACAATCAAGATCCAATAGAGGTTCTTCAGGATTGGTCATACAGACATAAGAATCTATTGACAGAGTATATTGCTAACCATAAGGTTGAGTTTATAAACACCTTAATGTCTTCTTATCAGCTTGACTATAACACTGCTATGGATTTAACTGACTCCATTATAAACGATGAAACAGTTAATACTATTGGTGATGCGTTTGATGTAACTAAGCATGGACTTAATCCTTCTTATAACAAGCAACGTAAAATGAACATCTCTGATCGACCTGAGTTTGCTAAGTTCTTAGAGCAGAACATATTTAAAAACATGGGTGATGCTTCACGAAGTGCTGCAAGATTTCAGGCTCATCGTAAGTTTTTAGGTAAGGATTCGGTGTACCTTAATCGTATGCTTAATGATACCTACATGGAGATTCGTGAAGCTAAGGGTGAGCAAGCTGCAGTTAAACACACTTCAGAACTTGCACATGATATTCGTAATGCTTTGAATGCTGAATCAGGTAACTACAAAAGGATAGAGAATCAAAACTTAAAGCAAGCTCAGAAATACTTAACAGTTGTAACTATGCTTCAGTCTTTATCTAATGCTGCTTTCTCTTCTATACCAGAAGTTGGTATGATCTTTAACGGTGTTCCTCGGGAAGTTATGGTTAAGAACACAGCTACTTACGGTTATCTATTTGGTAATGCTGTTGGCTCTTGGATTAGAAACTTGGGTGTTGTAGCTAGGGTTGCAAAGCCCCGTGATACTCTTGAAACTATTATTGAAAAGAAACTAGCAGAGTATCGTTCTAAGGGTGACACTGACCCTAGGTTTGTGTACTACACAGATATGAAACAAATGCTACGTAGTACTGGATTTATGTCTCAGGAAACTGGTGCAGCTACAACTACAGGTGTTCAAGAAACTAACCAGTTAACTAAGGGGATGGCTGACGCTTTCTTCAAAGCTAACTTCTTACACGACCAACAAGACATGCATCGTATGATGCGTCTATCACTCTTTAATGATTTTCTTATAGGTAAGATAGATCTTATTGATAGGTATGAAGGTCAGACTGACACAGTTGGTGTTGCTGAAGCTAAGAAAATGTTGAGAGACTTAGGGATACCCCTCAGTTCTTTACAACCTTTATCACATAAGATGAAGCGTGGTGAAACACTCACTGATACTGAAGCAGCTATCTACAAAGATGTGTTTCTTAATGGAGCTGCTAACTTTGTTAACCAAGCTATACCTATGCCTAACGCATTGAACAGGCCACTGATCTACAGTGACCCACACTTTGCAATGTTAACACAGTTTAATGGTTTTACTTCAACGTTCCAAGCTAACCAGATACCGATGATGTGGGATCAAGTTAAGCGAGGAGGTCCAAGTTCTAAGGGATTAACTTACGGAACCTTTGCATCAGCTAGCACTATGCTTCTTCTTGCATTTGCATCTCAAGGAATCAAAGATGAACTTAAGTATGGAGAATCTTCACCGTACCTTTCAGACCCACAGAAAATACAACGAGCTATATACTCAAGCGGATTACTAGGAACTATGGAGCGTGTGATCGGGAGTGACTTCCTGTTTCCCTTGTATCCTGAAAGTTCTTATGGTGCTTCAGAGTATGTGTGGGATCATGTTGCAGGTGAAGCCCCTGCTGCTGGTACAGTTGAGCGTACTTATGGTATTATTGAAGGTCTGATAACATCAGATGATGCGCAATTCAAAAGAAACTTATACGGAAGTATACCTATCTTTGCTCCTTACAAAAACAGAATGATAAACTGGAATACTGATGATTAATAATATACAAGAAGTACTAGGAGGTCTAGCTAATGGCTAAGTTTAATGCAGGTAATGCAGGGCAAGTAAAACGTCTTGAAGCATCTAGGGCTATGGATTCTAATGGCATACAAGATGCCATCGCAGATAAAATTCAAGTAGGTTTAACCCAAGATAGTGTGTTTCCAACGGAAGAAGGTCAGTACGATAATGCGGTTCTACCTGCTGCACCTGTTGGAGTTAATGATGGGAAGCAAGAAATGCTTCCTGTTAATAACCCAGAACAGATAGCTGCACTTGAGTTACAGCAACAACAAAGAGCTAGGTCTAGTTCTATTCAGCAGTTAGCTGACACAGAAGTCTTATCTAATTGGGACAAGAGTAGTATTGCTGGTATCGTAGGTGAGGCTAACAAGCCTAGGTTAATCCATGCTCTTACTAACCTTAGTAAAACTGATTCAGTTAAGATACCAGTGGATACAGGTTTGGAAGGTTCAGCTGAGAAAAGGAATTATGTTGCACAAAACATGATGAACTTTAAAGCACCTTCTGTGAGGGTAGCTGAAGATCCTGATGCACCTAAAGAGAAGATGGTTGATGCCGCAAGGACTAGGCCATTGACTGCAGCTAATCTTTTCTCTCATCTTGGAATGATACAAGAGACTAGTCCAGATGATGTTCGTATGTTTGAGGTTACATCTGATGCACAAGTCTTAGGGTTTGTTGTTATGGAGCATGAGTACATGCGTCATATGCAAGAGAGAAATATTATATCTCCTGAGATGATTGATAATTTTACTGATGATGAAATCAATCAACTAACTGGATTAAGTTCTCAAGATACAGAGTCTGACATATCTGTTGGTAAGCTTGGAAATATGTATCATGAACAGTTAATGATGTATCAGCAGGTGGCTCAAGGTGGTAAGGATATTATCCCTGATAAACATCTTGACCCTGCTAATCAATTAACTAAAGAAGCTTATGAACAGTTAGGTCTTTGGGTTAAGCAGCAGTACAACCTAGGTAACCCTGCTAACACTAAGTTAATAGATGTTGGTACTAATGGTAACACTCGTTATGATTATGTACTTACACCTACTGGTGTTCTTGCTATTGAGAACGCTAGGAAAGATGCTATAGAGCCTGATGTACGCATTAGAACTCAGATCATCAATGACCCTAAGTCATTCCCAGCTTATCAAAAAGATAAATCAGACACTAATAAGAACTTTAAATTACCATCTGACAAGAAGCGAAGACTGCAACCTGAAGTTGAAGCAATGTCAAACACATCAGCTGTTAAACATATCATAACACCTAATCGTTTAAAGTCAGGTTTATTGATAGCTTTGCAAGCTTTTAAGTATGCTAGCCAAACATTAAGCAATGATTTAGTTGGTGGCTCTGAGATTCAAGTAGACGGTCAAACAGTTGGTATAAATGGTAGGGTTGTAGTTGAATCATGGCAAGGTAACTCTCTTGGCATTGGTCAGAAGATGGCAGACAAGATCAACAACACTGCTGAGAACTTGTTATTAAAAGCTAAAGCACTTACCAAAGAAATAGAATCAGACCGTATGATGAATCGACCTGTTGACTATGATAAGCAAAATCAGATCAGAGTTCTTCTTGATTTCCATAAGACTGCCCAGACAAACGCTTGGCGTAAAGCTAGGTATAACCAAGAAGCTACTAAGGCTTTGGCTATGGTTCAAGATGTTGTCGAGGTCTATGGTCTTCCTATTGGATTCCCTACTTTCCTTCAGTCAGGAACATCAAGAATAAGCTATGCCACTCAGGTTATGAATGTTCAAAACAACAAGTTTGCTAGGCAACTGTTTGGAAGTGGTACTAAGTACGAGGTTAAACCTAATACTAATACTAATAAAGAACAAGCTATGCTTATAACTTGGGCAGGTCACTTCTTTACAGATGGTGCTTTTGTACCAGAGAAGATGCTTATTAACATGAGAGAACGTATCAACTCAAGCCCACCTGATCCTAAGCTTATGGCAATAGCTTCAGTTGGAAAGAAGCTTAAGGAAACTATGGACAGTTATAACACAGACTTACCTGTGGACTCTGTTCTTAAAATGGAAATAGTAAACGGTGAAGTTCAAGGTGTAGGTGCTGCAATCAACGCACCACGTCCTAAATTTAGTTCAGATGATGATGTTAAAAGGTTCTTAACCGAAGCAGCAAAGCACCCCAATGAGGTTGTTAATTTAATAGAGGAAGCCATTGAGCTTTCTAATTATATGGATGCGGTTAAGAGTAATGGAACTATTATGTCACAGATGAGACCCATTGAAGTTGATGGTATCATGAATGGTATTGCAAGTATGTCTGCTCAACTTGGAATCATAGATGTTATGTACCGAGTTGGTGTTCTTCGTGAACATCCTGAAAAAGTTATTGCAGATTACCAAGGGCTTGAGGGTAACCTACGTGACCTTATGGTTAACAACATGAGGGAATCTATCAGCGATATAACTGTTAACCCTGAGCTTATGAGTAAATGGGGCATTGACGAGTCTAATCACACTGAGATAGTAAACTTACTTGAGTTAGCTATACTTAATAAAGATGAGTTCCTTAAGCCACCTATTATGACTTTTGCTTATGGACAGGCTATTGAGCGTATGTTGGGTGGAGTTATGAACGCAATAAGTACTGACGAGAACCTTAGGGCTGCGGCTTTAATTAGTTCTTTTGGTACTGCAGGTACAGGTAAGATCTTACATAAGATACTTTCTAGGGGTTTAACAGAAACTCTTTCACCTGAGATTGTTGCTTTTGCAGAAGCTCTTAAAGATATGACTCAGGTTGGTATGCTATCTAATGAACCTATTCGTTTTGTAAAAGCTACTGGCACTACAACTTCAAGTAATTCTTTAGCTATGCAAGATACTGGTGATAAAGTTAGATCCACTATACAAATGGAATACTCTGACCCAGTTAAAGCAGGTAGAAGGTTTGGTGACCCTAAGTCAGACAACCCCTCTACTCAGTTAGATGAGAAGGGTAAGCCTTACGAGAAAGCTATACGTGCAGAACTACCAATGACAATAAAGAAGCTAACTGCTTTAGGTCGTACAGCACAAGGTGGTTTCTCTATGAGGCAGGGTATACTAGCTCAAGCTATCATAAGTAATGATGGCTCTGTGTTTTCTAAGCTTATGTCTGGACCTATGTATAAGGCTCTTCAGAGAGAGGCAGGATCTCAAGTACCTTATGTTTCATTAATATATGATGCATTCATTGGAGACTTGGGTTCTTTCATACCACTCCTTAAGCTATCTAATCAGACTTGGGTTAATGTTAACCTTAAGTACGATCTTATCAAGTCTCTTGCTGATGGTGCTGCTGAATCACATGCGCGTGGTAAGGCTAGGATCAATGCTCTTGCTGCGAAAGACCCAGAAGGTCTTGTTGAAGATAGAGAACATGCTGAGTATGTTGTTGGCCTAGCGGCAGAGCTTGTTAAGGAAGAGAAAGGTGGTCTCGTATACTACAGAAGTTCTGACTCAAAGAGTTTAGCTACTCTTAATAAGTTACTCACTGACCTTGATGCTCTGTTTGATAATAGAACTCAGAACACATCGTTAAGTTCTTCTAAACTTAGGTCTTTAAATGACAGGAGTCACATGCTAACTAACAGAGAACTCGCTGATCTTTTTCAGAAGTTTACACCACGAACTATGGGTAAGATTGCACGTATCAGGGCGATTGGTAATGAAGCTAAGAAAGGACGAACCACTATCCTTAACACCTTAGGTTCTAAACCAATCATCCATGAGTTTGCAGTTGATGGTCTTAAAGAGTTTAACTTTAACTGATAACAATAAATAATAATAAAAAAGCCCTCAAGGTTCCGTTAAGGAACCCAAAGGGCATTACCCTCAGGTATACATTACGTATACTTGGGGGTTATTTTATTTATATTAGTTTGACATAGCATTAGCTACGGTAAGTCGACCAGCTTTCCTACCTGATTCAGCATAAGCTTTAGCTTCCTCATCAGATAGTCCCTCTGACAGAGCACCTGCGTAGTTATCATCCCAAACTTTACTAAGGATTGCTTCGTTTATTTCGGGTGTGTAAGCAAGGGTTGGGTCAAGATTGTACATCTCAACGTACTCCATGTCGTCAATGCCCGGAACTATATTGTAAGACTTCTTTTCATTATTCATCTTTTACAAATACTCCATCAACCATACGACCAGTGCGCACAGATATTTTATTATAGGCTTCGTCTAAGCATTCTGCTAAGCCTAACCCCCACAGGTTTGATTGAATTACAAGAGTCACAAGGACATCGCCCATCTCATCTCGTATTTTATTTATATCTCCAGAAGAGATGGCATCAATCATTTCAACCGACTCTTCTTCAAACTTACTTAATTGTTTTTGGATACGCACATGCTTCTCAGCATCTGTGTTAAGGTTACCAAGGATACCCTTGATGTGACCCCAATCAATAACTTTAAGTTCAATCTCCTCAAATATCTTATACATCATCCTCATCCTCTGAGATAGCTTGCTCTGCAATAGAGAGGAAAACAAAGTTTGCTGTTGACTGCAATACACCTAGCATTGCTACATTGGTTATCTTACCATTGTACTTAGATACAAGGTCACCCACTTCATTTAACATATCGTTTTCAGCTACATACTTATCTGGGAATTGTGTTACGTTACTCATATATTTATCCTTTAACAAAAGAAGTAATCAGAAGATATGATCTCAGATATATCTAAGGATCCTAACTCTGGTTGTTTAAGTTCATAACCCTCTCGGGTCTCTAACAACATCTGCTCTATGGCAGTAAAGAAGTTAGTGCTATTGTACATCATGGCAAACTGCCACTTGGTGTGGTCAATTAATTTATTCACATCACATGCATGAGTTGAAAAGGAATCATGTATAGCTCCGAAGTCTCCAGAGAAACTCTGAATAACTTTAGCCATGTGTGCTGCATCCATTGAGTGAATAAAGTTAGGTGAGCATCCAGACGCAAACGATCTCCTACACGGCAACAAGTCACCATTGGAAGTGATGTAAGGTATCTTGATGCTGTGACCTATTTGACCAAGGCCACGTATGGTACTGCGTACAGTTATATTCTTCTGACGCCACACTTCGTACAACACTGGGAATCCTGAGGGAGTTGTCCAACGTGTACATGTCTCACCTGTTGATAAGATATGATCAGTCATCTTCTGTATAAACTTCATGGTCTTTAAGGGACCTACGCAGGTGTCGTTGATTGCAAGTATAAGTTGTTTTGACAGAGGGGTACAGTCATCTTCTGTGATATTGTACTTCTTATCATAACCTTCAACCTTACAGTCGTAGTACATGTTTGCTGCAATCTTTTTCTGACCAGCAGAGTAAGCCCTAGTCATAGAGCCACGCTTTGCTATGCCTTTCCTTATAGCCTTCATTGGTATGTTACGTTCTGCAAACCACTCAGGCATCCTGTCTATCAATCGCTTAGCTACTTGTACATAAAAGTCTTTTTGTATCTCACTTGGTACTAAGGATACTAGCTCACCAGCTTCCTTGTCCTTGGATATAGCCGCTAGGTGTTGCCACCCATTGTTACTACCATCAACCGGGATAGGTGTACGACTCATGTGTACTTTATTGTTTAGCACAGAATGATTATATCCAGCTACATCTAAGCAACAAGCAAGAAAGCTAACTGGTTTTTCTGCCTCTGTCCTGAAGCTTTGTCCATCCGCTAAGAGGTTTATCCAAGTCAGGTTGTTTAACGTCCACAACTCCCTGTCCTTTAGCGTCATCTTGTCTACTGATATTGTGGATAATCCTTCGTCTTGAAGATAGGTTCTGTAATCCGCTGTTATCCATTCTGGTAGTTCCTCTAATTCATATGATTGATTGTAAGAACAAGCTGTGTGTATGCACAGCCACCTGTAACCTTCAGTATCCATAGCTTTTGCATAGGCAAACTCAAACAATCCCTTGGATACATCAGACCCTTGGAAGTTTAAGAATGGTTCAGTGTAGTAAACACGCCCACGATAATCACACTCGACCATTTGATAGAAGTCACGTAGACCTATGGCATGTACCTTAGATATAACAAACTTCATCTCTATAGCTTTTGACTTAGCTTTTATAGACTGATCTTCAAGATCTATGAACAGACCTAGGTTAGTCTCTAAGGCTTTAGCCACTGTACTGTTAAGCCTCCACGGTGTTTGTTGCAGCTTGTTAAGGGCAGTAATAAAAGGTGCTCCTATAAGCTGCTTAAAGTCCTCCTCTGAACTCATACGTTTTATGTAAGGCCTCTTGGTAAACTCATTACGCAAGGACATAATGTCTTTTGGTGGTGTAAAGGACGTACCTATAAGTGTACTCTTTATGTACTCAGGGGGTAGGTCTCCAAGCTCTGCCCATGTACTTAGCAACTTGATAATGTAAGGTGCTCGGAACCCTTTGTACTCCCTTTCGATATGTATATAACCTAGTTGTAGAAAAGCTTCTAGGTATAAGTCACCCACTGCTAAAATCTCTTGATGGTTAGTGTTGAGTACCCCTAAAGAAGATAGCACCTGTAAGCCTATCACAGACGATGTGACGGTTAGTTTGAAGGGGTTAGCCGATGACCTTCTGGACTTTTGATAAGCTGCCACAGCACCTGCTACGGCCCTTACAGTTAGCTTCTCGTAGGTATATCCGTAGGGTATCATTGAAGAGATTAATCTGGCCCCTTCTGGGGGCCTCCCACGGAAGGTATTACCCTCACATCTTTCTTTTATGTATGATGTTATACGTTCTACACCAGCAGTAGACTTCTCTTGATCACCCAGTGTACTCGAGGAAGTCCTCTTGTCCTTTGAGTCTGTTAGTTCTGGTATCATAGTATGCTGATCCGCAGTCTCCAGTTCGTCCTGTGAATCGTGACTTAAGTACTCGGAGTTTAATTGTGTTTCTTTCATCTTCATCTTCTGCCACTAAGTTACGAGAGAATGTAATTATATCAAAGCTAATCTGTTTAATCGAACCTGAACCCTTGATATCATCAATAGATGACAGGTGTCCTTCTTCAAAAGATTTACCTTGTGATTTCCTGAGGTGACTGATAAGACCTAGCCATACGTTATGTTTCTTGACTATCTTAAGTAGGTCAGACATGACGGAGTCTATAGCTTCGTTACCTGTCTTTCCGTCAGCTCCTTCAGAAACTGCAATGGTGATATGATCAAGGATGATATACTGGCACCCAAGCAAGCATAGGTTTTCAATTTGATCAATGAGACTAGAATCAGACACAGCTCCGTTGTGGTCGAGCAGGATGAGCCTTTCATTACCAAATACTCTTTCAAATGCAGCACGTTCTTGCTCAACAGTTGGGTCTGAAGGTGTAAACATCTTGATAAACTTCTCCGCAGAATCTCCAATGCTTTCTTCAAGAGATACAAGGCCAATGCTTTCATCTGTATTATCCTCCAGTTCTAGTATAATTTCTTTAATCATTGTTGATTTACCTGACCCTGTGCCAGATGTGAACAATACAATCTCACCCTTACGCATACCATCTAGCTTTGCATTAAGACCTTCAAGACACTTAGGGTACGGCACAGACTCCACAGATTTACGTTCTACGTATGCTTCCCAGATAGCTTCACCACGTACAATAGCTGCTGGTGTGTAGCTTCGTGCACTGAACACAGCACTTATAATCTCAGTTGGGTTAGCCACCAGTGCATCACATGGGTCATTGGCAGACAGAGATGCGACCTTAGTCTTATCCCAACCAATTATTTTAGCTGCTTCTGCTACTGCTTTATCTCCAGCATCATCTTGATCAAACATTAAGATGACTTCCTTAAATGATCGTAACCAATCTCGGTTAGCCACAAGTATCTTCATGTTAGATGAGGATGGTAGAGAAACTACTGGGTATGTCTTCTTGTATTTAGTGAGCATAGCTTGCTGAACTGCAATAGCATCTAGCTCACCCTCAGTTATGATCACCTTGAAACCACCGGGCTGGAACTTAGACTGACCAAACAGTTCAAGCTTAGCATTCTTTAGGTCACCTACAACACGGAACTCCTTAGGGAGTGTGCGCTTCTTGTACGCAACTATCTTACCCTTCACTGTGTATGGGTAGTAGTGTGCATTTATTGTACCATTAGAGTCATAAGATACTTTCATATCGTACTCGTCACATGCAGTCTTAGTTAGACCACGCTCACGTACACCTGCACTGTCATAGTTTTGTATATCTTGAAGTGAATCGCCACTCATATCGTACTCTCGTTGTTTAGTTGGGTTAAACTTTGACACTATTGTGTCATCATATTGATCTAAGAATGCTGGCTTGTTACATGCAAAGCATTTACCTCTACCATTAGACCACAGTGCTACTGCATCTGATGATCCGCAATGGTTACATGGGTAGTGTTTAGTGAATGAGTCACTCATCAGTTCCACCTACTTTCTTTTAAGGATTTAGTATCAGTACGTCTGGTACTTGCTTTGGACTTAGCATCAAGTCTCTGTTGTTTCTTCTCCTTTGGCTTCAATAAGTAATCTTCCGCTTCTGTAGATTTCGTCAAGTCTTGTTTTTGTTTCATCTGATATTGCTTCTTTTGGAATAAATTTAATTGCACCTATCTGTCTGTTTAAATACAGAGGTACACCTAACAGGCATTTCTCTGTGAGAACATCTAAGTACCATTGGACTTTACACTCTGCTGCTGACAAGCCACCTCTTGTTTCAAACAATTGAATGATCTCGTAAGACAATTCAGAACCATTTACTTTTAGTTCATTGATATGTTTGGAGGAGCTTGTGTACGACTTCCAGTTAGACTCTTTGTCTCTCTTGGTTTTCTTATATGAATGGAACTGTTTCTTACCTACGTATCTTATAGGGTTACCGTCAGGTACAGATACAGTTATAAGATATATGAAACCAAAGTAATCGTCAACCTCAAAGGATTCTCCATTATAAGACCAGTGTCCAAGGCTCATGACTTAGTATCCCTTTCTACCAGTTTAATAAACTCATCTAAATCACCTTTGTAACTATCATCCTCACGCATACCAGATGCTTTCAGTAGGTCACACATGTCTTCAGATATAGGTTGCATATGTAGGCAGAAACCCCACTCAGCTGGCATAGTGTCTCCTTCACAATCCTCGTACCAAGAGTCAACACCATACTTGTAGTAGTGTAACCAAGACTTCTCATGCACTGTGATTATCTTTATCTTGTGCATCTCTATCGAATCACCTACTTTCTTCCAACTAGCTCTACTCATCTGCAAAGACCTCTTCAATAGTTAACCTACGAAACCCATCCCAATTCCTGCGCATGTACAGTAAGTTAAAGCAGGTCTCAAGCTTAGGTTTCCAATCACGTGGATTGTGGTCACGCCATGCGTTAGCTACAGTCTCAAGCATATCTTTAGTAGCGACACCCTGTAAGATCTTCTCGGCTTTCTTAGGGCCTATGCCCTTAAGTCCATGAATGTTATCTGTACTGTCACCTGTTAGCATTTGTATACACATTTTATAATGACCTTGGTCAGCGTCAATAAAGTATTGTGTCTTCTTGTTGAAGTTGTAATGCCAACCGGGGACCATGTCAATGTCCTTGTCGATATGTGCTATAACGTAATGCTCACCAGCTTCATAAGCCTCTTGCGCCCAGATAGATACTATATCATCTGCCTCACAGTTGTCAGACTTAAAGCATCCAGTTTCCCAAGCGTACTCTGTAACTGCGTTACGTCTTTCGACTACCTTAGGATCTATCTCTGTCTTACTTCGGTTACCTTTGTAGTCTTCAGAGATACCGTACCTGAAGTTACCCTTACCTTTTACAGCAACATAACCTTTGATACTACCTGTGTCACGCATGACTGCATCAAGTGCTTTGTCAAAGTAACTCTTTGCTTGTGTGATTGAATCTGTTGTAACTGCTATACGGAATATGATTGAGTCAGCGTCTATAAAACACTTGTCGAACTCCATCTCTTCTGTCATACAGCTTTTGTTAAACATTTCGTATACTGCATCGTTATTATTGAACATACTTATTACTCTTTAGTAAATTGTCAGATGCTTTTAGGATCTGTAAGTTATACTCTACATGAAACCCCGATACATTTTTACCTTGTAAGGGGATTATGTGGTCTACATGGTAAGCTCCAGGCCCATGAATATTGTTGAGCCTTGCCGCTTCTTTGTAGATTTCTTTTATAGCTTCTAAGTCAGCCCAGCTAGGCGTTCTTTGTATTTTATTTGAGTTCCTTAATTTGTTAGTGGCATTACAAGCACCTCTGTTTCTTCGTTTCCACATCTTATTAGCTAGTCTTGTAGTCACTCGGTATGATTGGTCATTATTTCTTCGAGCTAAGGTACGCATTACATTACATTGTCTACATATATAATTGTATTTAATGGACATATTTTCAGTCCAATTAAAACCAACAACTAATGTTTCACTACAATCTTTGCAGGTTCTTTTTCTATTAATGGATTTCTGCATAATTAATACCGATCTTCCCATCTCCATCCATACAGGTAACACCTACAGACTTAGGTCCCTCACGGAATCCAGCTACAGATATATCTAATACAGTTTTAGAATGTTTAGTAGGCGTAACCCATGCAGTCTCGTCATGATAGAACAAGATAGGGTATGTACCTTCGATACCTAACTCTTTAATCTTCTTGTACTGGTACACTAATGCAGACTTGCATGTGATACCTTCTAGTGTTTGAAGTAAGTAGTTGAGTAGTTGGTGTTCTGAGCTTACAACAACTCGCCTACCATCAGCGCCTATGATAAAGCCAATCCCGGTCTTCATCTTGTTGTGATTATACTCAGATATTAAGGAGTCCTTTAGGTCTTTAAGCTTAGGGAACGCTGCTTTGAACTTAGCATCTGCTTCCTTACCAGCCTTGGGTGATTTAAGTCCAGTGATAACTTCACCAAGCTTAGCAACACCTGCACCAAATAAGTAAGCATATATAAAGCTCTTAGCTTTTGTCCTTGAGATGCCAAGTATAGCAGCATTTCGTGAGTGAGCATCAGTACCGTCAGATTCTTTACCCACAACTACAGATGCTGTGAAGTCATCATCACCCATGTAGTGTGCTAGACCTCTGAACTGATTACCAGCAGAGTCAGCACCCACTAACCTATGACCACGCTCACATGTAAGTAAAGCTCTTAGGTCTTTACCGTACTGTGAGTGTACTCCGGGTATGTTAACGATGCCACGATGACGACAACGAAATGAAGGTGTACCTATGGTAAACATATCACCATGCAGTCTACCATCACCCCACTTAGCTACCATCTCTATCCAGTTATCAACCATAGATAACCTTTGACGTAGCATGTAGTAGTCACTGATCATACTGCCAACGATACCTAGGGGTTCTAGGGAGCTGTCTGTTAGCTTTGGTGACATCTTTATCCACTTACCTGCTACCTTCTTAAAGGTCCAATCATCAGGCTTCCAACCAATGTCAGAGAGGTACTTCTTTACCTCTGCAAGCTGACCTAGTCGTACTTCACTGAACTCTATACGAGAGAAAGGTCCTGTGATAAAACTATCAGAAGCCTTAGTGTTTACATCTAAATCATACCAATCGGTTATGAGTTTGTAGTAGTCACCATTCTTCTTAACAATCTTATCTACTTCCTTACTACCCTTGAGCATACATACACTACCTAGCTGTGGCTCAAGCTCATCCTCAATGGCATGTAATTTCCATGTAAGATTTTCCTTAAGTTCTTTAGCTTTAGGCATATTAAACAACCAACCTTTAGCTGTGATCTCAGCATTAACTATTGCGAAATCATGCTCTAGGTTCAAGGCTTGCTTAAACTGTGGACGTGCTTTGATTTGTATTGACGCTTCTCTTGATAGTCTTTCGTATACTTTAGTGTTTAATGTAACGTCTTGTATACAATAGGTTAGCATCTCTTGGTTGTAGTTAGTCCAATCATTGTAGTCTCCTTTTGGATACTTGAAGAACTCACCCCAACCTGCAAGGCCATGCCTGTGTGTGCGTTGGAACATACATAGCTGTGACATTAGCAGTGTATCCCATACAGTCTGAGAGGGCCTAGGTTCCCATCCTAGGAGTCTTTTAAGAACTGGTAGGTCATATCCAATTATGTTGTGACCTGCTATTAGGTCAGCTTCTGAGAGCTTCTGGAGACCTTCTTCTAGTGAAGGAAGGTTGTCATCGTAATCTGAGTAAGAGAAGATGTCTTTTGTGGTGATATCTTGCATTACAAGACACCATATCTTGTTTACTTCAGGGATAAGTCCGTTAGTTTCTAGATCCCAAATTAGTTTAGTAGTCATAGTCAGTCCTCCCAGACTGTTAAGCAGTTTACAGTGACCTTGCTTAGGTCAATTAGTTATTCTACCAGCCCCAAGAGGAGCCAGACATTCCATCTGCGCTGTAGTCAGTGACACGACCTTCAAAGAAGTTCTTGAAACTGTCTCCATTAAGCACCCAATCTAACCAAGGTAATGGATTCTCTTGGATATCCCAGTTAGGTTTGAGTCCTAAGTTAGTTAGTCTTCGATCTGCGATATATCGGATATAACACTTGACTTCTTCTGACGTAAGGCCCTCCATAGGTCCCATTTCAAACGCAAGGTCAATAACTTTGTCTTCAAGGTGGACAGCAGTCCTGTACATTTCGTAAATAGATAGTTTAAACTCATCATTAACAACCTCCGGGTTCTCATGTGTAAATGTTCGGAACAATTCAGTCATACCTGCGACATGCATTGTCTCATCACGAATAGACCACTCAACAATCTCGCACATTCCTTTGAGCTTACCATACCTTTGGAAGTTTAACAGCATTACAAATGCAGAAAACAGTGACATACCTTCGTTACACACAGTTTGTGCCAGTGCTTTAGCTAAACCTTGCTTAGTATCTGGGTCAAATGTTTGCATAAATTCAAGTTTGTCTGCCATAGCTTCGTATTCTAGGAATGCTGTGTACTCTGCCTCAGGAAAACCTAAGGTGTCATTGAGTAACGCATAAGATCTCATGTGAATTGTCTCTCTTTGTGCAAAAGATAGCATCATCATACGTGCTTCATTGTTTTTAATACGGGGTAGGAACACATCTACGTAACTACCACCTACTATCACATCAGATTGTGTGAATAATCGCAGGATTTGGGTGATAAAGTTCTTCTCTGACACAGAAATCTTACCAGATTTCCACTGTACTACGTCCTCATTAAGATCACACTCCCATTCACCCCAATGTAATTTGTCATGTTCGATTGATTGTGTGACAAAACTGGTGTAGTTGAAGGGTTTAAAGGCTGGTGATGCAGTTAGTAAGCTCATTTATTAATTATCCTTGGCATGATAGGCACTCATCTTCTTCAACTGCGTAGTCTTTTAGTGCTACACGGGTAGGCTTGAAGCTTACTGTGTCAGCCTTAGCACCTGCACTTGTTCGAAGATAGTAAAGTCCCTTTAATTTCTTGTTAAATGCACGAATATGCACCTCGTTTACGTACGCTTTGTCGGTTCCAGCAGGAAAGAATAAATTTACAGACTGTCCTTGACAGATAAAGGGCTGTCGTGTTGCTGCATGGTCTATAACCCACCGCTGGTCAAGCTCGAAAGCTGTTTTAAATATTTGTTTAAACCATTCATCCATCCATTCTAAGTGTTGTACACTACCTTCATGTAGTATTATTGATTTCCACTGAGCTTCAATCCATTCAGGGCTGTCACTGTGGTCTTCAAGTACTTTTGATAGGTATGGATTCTTAACTAAGTGAGCGCCTACCCTTGTACGGTGGGTAAATGCATTAGATTTAAGAGGTTCTATTGATGCTGAACAACCAGCAATGATTGATGAGTTGGCGTTAGGTGCTATTGCTAATAAGTGTGAGTTGCGTATTCCATCTACATCAGGACATGAACCACGTTCTTCTGCTAGGTGCACTGATGCTGCTCTTGCTTGTGCTTTTATATGAGTGAACATCTCAGTATTGTAGGCAGTAGCCATAGGGGTCTCCCAAGGTATCCCCACACGCTGTAATGCACTGTGGAAACCCATTGCCCCTAGTCCTAAAGAACGCTCTTGTGTAGCACTGTAGACAGCCTTACGTAGTTCTTTGGGAGCATGGAAACAAAAGAAACTTATTACATTATCTAGCATAGTTATGAGGTCAGACACCATAGTGGTCTCCTTCCAATCCTCGTAATACTCAAGGTTTACACTTGACAGGCAACAGACTGCTGTCCGATCTTCGTTTGTCGGTAGATGAATTTCATTACAAAGGTTTGAACCATTGATAGTAAGACCTTTCTCACGCATTTCTGGGGGTAAGTGCCTGTTAGCTTCATCAATAAAGTTAAGGTATGGCTCTCCAGTGCGGAATCGTGTCTCAATTAGACGTTCCCACAGTTCTCTTGCAGGTAATGTATCCCTAACTGTCTTATCATTAGGGTCTATTAAGTCCCACTGACCACCTGAGGTTACTGCATCCATAAACGCATCAGTAATGTTCACTGCGTTGTGTATATTGAACGCCTTTCGATTAGGGTCACCACCTGTTGGTACTCGTATGTTAATGAACTCAATAATATCTGGGTGTGTTATGTCCATGTAAGCAGCATAAGAACCTTTTCGTGTCTTACCTTGTCGGTAAGCAGTCATGTCACTATCGACAGTCTTTAAGAAGGGTATAGGAGAGGGAGCCACATCACTGACAGACCTAATGTCAGACCAATGACCGCCAACACCGCCACCCTTGACGGATAGCCACCGTAATTCCGTGCTGTGTCCAATAAGACCTTCAAGAGTATCAGGGACGTAAGATAAGAAACAACTAATAGGTAGACCACGTACTTTTTCTCCAAGTGCTGGTGCATTAGATAAGATAGGTGAGCTAAACATAAACCAACCTTTACTTGCATAGTCGTATATGCGTTGAGCTAATTCATAATCAGACTTACAGAATGCCATAGCTGCCCTTGCATAAGCGTCCTGTGGGTCTTCCCCATCACGACAATAGTAGTCCTTAAGGAGGGTGTATGCTTGCTCTGAAAGAAAACTGTTACGTTCGTAATCAACTGTTATTGTCATTTAGAAATTCCTTTACTTTTTCTTCATTCTTGAAACCAATAAGTCTCTTGCCTGTTTCAGTGTTTAGCAGTGTAGGCACACTCATTACTTTATTATCAGCAGCTATTTGATATTCTTCTTCTATGTTGCAAGACACATACTCAACCATTAGATTGTCCAGCAATGTTTTTAGTGCATAGCATGGTTGGCAACCTTTTGTGTAAAACTTGATAATCATTCATCACCTCTGTTGTTCATTGCTTCTTCTATTCTTGCTGCTGTTAAGGCATCTACTAGTTGAGCTAGTGTTATTATTTCTTCTTCACTTAACTCGTACTGAAGTAAGTGGGGTATCCCTCGCCTGTATGAGATTACTGTTGACCTTAGCCATTGTCCTGTGTCGAATACCATATTAATTTCCATTCATTGTGTAGTATCTGTCAAATGCTTTTGTTATTTCTCTGCAGAATACAGACCTTACAATGTCATCTGGGTTATTGAAATCTGTCACACCGATGTTCTCTGACACTTCAGGTAACGTTTTGTCGGTGTGCATGTTTATTAAGAGATTAAGACCTGATTTAGGCCCTAATCTCGCTTGGGGTATGTCACCACATATAACTACTTTTGAATCTTTACCTATTCTCTTGAGAAACATTTCTATTTCTTTTGGTGTTGTATGCTGTGCTTCGTCTAAGATAACAAAAGAGTTATCGAATGTTCTACCTTGCATGTATTCGAATGGAACTACTTGAATTGACCCTGACTGCATAGCTTTCTCATAAGTACCATTTAGGTGCTTACGTAGTACGTCAGTGTATGGGGTAATCCAAGGTGCCATTTTATCTAATTCTTCTCCGGGTAAGAAGCCTATAGATTTTGAATCAGATACATTAGGTCTGCATAAAACGATACGGCTATCTTTGTTGTCAATCATAAATTGAGCAGCACATGTAGATGCGATATATGTTTTACCTGACCCTGCGAAACCAGTTCCAACTGACACTACATTATCATCTATTGAGTTTATGTAGTGCGATTGGTTTTGAGATAACGCTTGCAAACCTAGCGAGTTACTAGGTACTTTCTTTTTCTTTTGAGGCTTCTTCAACTTCTGGTTCTCCCACTGTGAAATTAATACTAATTTGTAATCCATCTTCTACTGCTATTTCTACAGCTTCCGATACTTTTATGTACAGTTCGCTTTCTAAATCTATACGGTATTTGTTTTCTATCCAGTAAGCATACAGTGGGTTTAGTATGAAGAGTATTACTGAAGAAAACACTGCAAGTGCTGTTGATAGCCAAAGTATTTCAGTTACTATTGTAATCATTCTTTATTGTCTCTATCTAGGAACTCTATTTGCATTTGCAATACGTGTATAGCTTTTGTTATATCTTGACGATGTGTACCTTTATCGCGTGTTAGGTATTTACCTACTTTTGTATAGATTGATGCACGTACTCCCTCGTAACCGAAGTTAACAAAGGTAGCCTCAAGTGGTTGTATTCCTTGGTTTTTGTAATGATCACCACCTACTTGTGAGTTTGTTGCACTTCTTATACATAATTTATCAGTATCTCCGAAGTCATCGAACCAAGGTTCTTCTTTAGACGGTTCACCAATACTATAACCAACTTTAGATTTCATAATGTATTTTCCGAATTAGCTTGATACACTGCTTCTGCAAAACCTCTTGGAGTTGCGGATCGTATGTTCTTTGTTTTCATAGACTTACCTCCAAGTTTACTATGTTGCGTACTTGCTCCATAGTTTTCACAACTTACTGGATCTTTTGCTGGCATTTTGAATTTACCACCTGTCCACAGACATGTTCTTTTAGAGTATGCATCTCTTGGTGCAATGTATTCTGGATACAGTGGGTGGATTTCTTCATTCTTTTTGATGTAACCACCGTATTCATAGGGGTGGAAACGATAGTCTGGCTTACGCCATTTTGTTGACAAGACTGATACTGGGTTTTCTATATAGTATGGAACTTTTAGATCAGCGAATAATTCATCACACCACCTTGCATAACTTACTGCTTTTCTTTGGAACTGAGGATCTTTGAAGTATTTAGCTTTAAACCATGCAGCACCGCTTACAGCTAAGTCAGTGCACACAGGGAATGCCATTGCAAACACAATGTTACTATCTGCATCTCTAAACTTATGCCATAGAGACAGTAAGGAACTGTAGTCGTGTAGGTCTGCATTTAGGTAGTGTATAGAACCACCACCTTCATACTTATCTACTTGTGTACCATCATGTTGTATGTCATAACAATAGCATGTATGCCCTGTTTTAGCCCAAGGTATTGCAGCTACACCAGTGTAATCATAGAGGGAAAGAACTATGTTCATAGTCCTAATCCTCTAAGCTTTATTGCTTTATCAATTCTATACTGAAGGTCGTGATAACTTATCATGTTAGCAATACTTCCTACTGGTTTACCTATAGATTCACCACACGCTTTGTATGTGACTCCATTGGCTCTAAGTTGAACGATTGTTTCTAACTCTTCTTCACTGTATTTATCAGACCTGTACCCTTCTGACTTACGCAGGTGTTCACCTATCTTAGGTTTGAAAACGATTCCCATGTGCATATTCTTCTCCTTCCATTTCTGATTCAGATAGATTCCTGTCGTGTTCGTTCACACATTCATCATAGGATTCCCATTCTTCAAGTTTCTTTTCCATTAGAATCTCTAAGAACTCGCTATCTCTTTGGATTGATCTGAAGTATTCTTCATTAACTGCGATCATTTTAGGTTTTAGTACGGGATCACTCCAACGATTTGCAGAGTAGTCTTTTATTAAAAACTGACATGCTTCGTCACTTAAAAAGTTAGGGGTCATTTAGTTCACCATAAAGCTTCTGAGCTATTTTTGATTAATAAGATTAATACTGTTATAAAAACTAGTGTGTACGTAGCTCCTTTAAGGAACTCTTTTAAGTTTTCTTTCATCTTTCTTTTCCTTATCAGGCTTAGAGAATATTTTGTCGTAATTATCTCTGAACTTCTTAGTATTACTTTTAGATACTAGCGCATCACCAGTTATGTTGTTGTAGCTAGTCATTAACAACCTCACCCTCTATATCTTTTAGTGGTTTTAGGTTAGGTTCATTTATGATTGCTAGTTGTTGTGCTAGTTCTTCATCAGTAAGGTCTTCTAAATTGATATTAGTGTTTATGTTCTCACTACGTTGAAGTTTAGGCTGTTGGTATTCAGCTATAGTTGCAGCAAGCTTAGATGCTTCTGCAGGATCACCGTCTTGTATAGCCCTTAGCATCATTATTTGCATAACTGTTAGACCTGTTGGCATGTCTGCAATTACACCATCTGATAAATACTTTAAGATTTCAACAGTTTCTTTCATTTTCTCACGGGCTTCTTTGTTAGATTTCCGCTTTTCTATACTCTTACCCTGCATCATTTTCATGTGTTCCTTATCCCATCTAGGTTTAAGGTTTGCAAGTGAAGATTCTGTTATTGCAATCTTAGGCTTTTTTGTTAGGTTTTCAGGCTTTACAACGCCATCCACGTACTTAACGTGATCTTTCATGTAGGTTACTCCGTAGTTATTATAAGTTCTATAAGGTACTTAAAAGATCTAGAGAGTAACCTAGACGTCAATGCTTTATCGGTAGAATATATGATCATCAATTGTAAAAACTGTAGTCATATGATCTGCCCAATATGGCGTATCAATCCACGTAGCATGGTAGTGTGTCGCACCATCTGAGATATCAGTTACCGACCCATAAAAGATAGCATGTGCAAGCAGTGACGCTTCTAGCATAGCTTTGTCGTTTTTAGGTATGTCTGATAATCCATCACAAAACCATGAATATTGGCAACGATGTCGTATTGGATAGTCGGTATTCCATTCATGATACCTAGCTTGTTTGACCACTCCACACACAGTTGATGGGTATCGTTTGTCTTTTACACGATTTAACGTGCTAAAACCTACGGCTATTTGACCTACTATTGGTTGATCTCTTGCTTCGTGGTATATATTTAGTGCTAAGCACATTATTGCTGCTTCTATCATTTTATTACCCTTGTATTCTGATTACTTTAAGCATCTTTGCCCCATGACCGGGGTATGCAACTACTTTTACTGTCTTATCCCAACATGCTCTACAATCTTTACATTGACCTTCTCTTGTATATGCACCACATTCAAAGGCTTCTTTAGGTGGTTTAACACTCCATATAGTTGAAGTGGTTTCACCTTCTATGATACCACCATTGATAGAATCAGAGGATAGACGTACTACTGCGTTAGGCATAGCAGCTATCTCATTTAATATCTTGGCGAATTTAGGGAACTTGTGTTGTCTTGTTGGGAACCAATGTTTAGTTGTTGGTGTCCCTTCTATAACTTGTTTAATCTTTCTTGCTAGACGTACGTCATAACAGTCTCCACTGTCGAACCATCTAAACAGTTCATCATTTAGTATTGATGCAATCATATCTGCAACCCAATCTTTTCTTTTCCAATCTTCTTTGTTATGTGCTCTTGGTGCTTTAACATTAGGCATGTTATACATACCAGTTGTTGCGTAACAACCTTTACACGCATCTACAAGTTCTATAATTCCTTTGACTACTTCTTTAATACTTCCGGGGCATGTCTTCAAGGCTTCCAACGACCATGATTTACATTTACGTGGCATCTTGCTTGTTTTAGATAGTTTAATCATTTTACTTCCTGTCGATCATATTTAGAATGAAAGATATGAACATTAATGTGGGTATTAACATAACCATCTGAGTTTCTTGCCTCAACGGTTCCTTTAGATACTTTAGGTACATTCCTTTGTCACTTGACATATAAAATAGTGAGAGGCTTGCTAGGCCTCTCTTGTTTCTATTTAGAAGTCGTCGTGTGTTGCTACTGCGTCATCTGCTTCAATGTCAAAATCTACTGATCCTGTGTACTCAATTAGATTAGTGATTTGGATTGCACTAAGGCTTGTTGAGATACCTTGACGACCAGCTACATCGTATTCATTACGATATACTTTGACGTTACCTGTACTACCGTTACCAATGTTTGTGTAAACTTCAATTGGTTGTTTCTTAGCATCTACAAGTGCTACTGGGAAGTTTGCTGACCCATCATGCTTTAAAGCTTTGCGTTTGATGTTTACAGCTACGTTACCATTATCTAGTGTACGAAGTTTACCCATCTCTGAGATTTCATCAGATCGATCTTCTGGTACTTCGATTTGAACTTCCCACTGCAATGTTCCGAAAGGAGATACTGGCTTTGATGGGTCAACTTTTAGATAGTTGAGTGTTACGTTACGTAAGATGCTTGTTCCTAAGTTTGTGTCTGACATTTGTATATCCTTTGGATTATAGTGATAGTGATGATTGTGCTTC